AAGCAATTCGGCAGTAACCATAACCCCGCTTGGGGATCGCTCCGAACGGCACTTGCCAACGCCGGACAAGCAGCACACGGCATCAGTTTGCTTGTGGTGAATCCATTCGTGGCCAATTACTTTGCCGGAACGCGACAACCCAAGCAATTGCTGTCGAGTGGTGAAGTGTGTGAAGTGTAGTCGATGTGCTAGTGCGGGAATCGTGGGCGGGACAACCCCGCCCACATCATTCAAACATTGGAGCAATTACTATGTCACAACAACTCAAGTCAGCTTGTCAAACAGTGGCCGAGTATCGGCAAACAACCGGACGCTGGCCGACACCACAAGCAGTCGCTCAGCAATTGGATTGCCCATTGATGTTGGCGGGGTTTGCACTCGCTCGCGTGAAACGTGCTGAGCAAACTGGTCGTTAGTATGTCATTCCCATAGCATCGCTGTGATGCTATGGGAATTTTTAAGTATATCATATATTATAATATTATTGACCCCACCCCCATGACCATATATAATATGTGCTGTGGGTGTACTGCAAACTTTGATATATTTTTATTTTTAATTTTTTTGTATGTGAGGCAAAATGGGGGGCAAGTGATGAACACAAAATAGCAATGAGTGCAAGTACTTGCATTAAAGTATGTGGGGCAAAGAGGGGCACAAACTACACAAGGGATATGCGGGGCACACAGGGGCAACAAATGGCACATTATAAAATATGTGAAAATTGTGAGGGACACGGATGCTTCGCGTGTAACGATAGCGGGGCAGTGCAAGTACTTGCACCGGAGCAAACTATGTGGATAGGAAAGCAAATAATAACACATTTTGATGTGAATATACATGAGTGTGGAAATGCATATTGTTTGGTTAAAAACAATAAAGCGTTATACATTCAAAATGATGAGGTAGTATTTGAAAGGAATATAGTGGGCGGGAAAGTACATGAAAAGGTAACTGTGTTCAGCAGTGTGTTTGAATGTGTTGAACAAATAAATATTTGGAACACAATTTGGGTAAATCTATGAGTAAATACATTAAAAAAGAAAATAAAGTGGTCGGGGTTGATACAAATAGAAGTAAACGTAAAATAAATAAAGAGTTAGCTAGGTTTGTTGATGGTGATCCTGTACCAAAAGTCAACGAGTTTAGTAAGCTAGATAAACTACTAAGTTTACCTATTGGTACTGGTGAATTCAGTAGGATGTTTAACGACACATACGGAATGAAAATATGGTAGATAATAGGGAAAAGTTTAAAGGTGTTAAATGGGTGCAAGGATGTTTATTAAATACAGAAGGTAATAGGAGGTGGAGTGTTGCGGTAAGGGATAATGCTAGTTATGTTGAAAGGAAACGAGCATACTATGTATATGATAAGGACAATAAGTGGTTGTTAGTATATGAATATGATACTCCTGAATTATGTGAATACTATGTAAATGAACATAATAAGAATTTAATGTTATTGAAGCCAGAAAGTTCAAAAATTCAGGAGATTTGGGTTAATTTATGACTAATTATCTATTTGCGGCTAAAAGCGTAGTTAAATTGTTTATTTAGTTGATTTTATTGATAGGGATTGTTAAAATTGGACAACTTTGGTGTAGTAATTTCCTGAAGCATTGGAAGCAAATATGAAATACTTATCAGTAGTGCTAGTACTTGCATATGGGAGGAAGAACGATGAATGAAACAGATGAAATTGATACTGAAGCGGCTGATCAAGAAATCGTTGTTCGGTATACAAATGGACCTACTGCTGGAATGAGTTCAGTAGCTAGTTACATATTAGGGCATCTACAAACACTTGATGCGGAGTTTCATGTAGTAGTTCGTAAAATTCCAAAAGGAGAAACAAAATGAAAGCGTTTGTGCTAGTACTTGCACTTAGTAGTGTGTGCCAAGCTGACTTGAAAGTAGCTATTAAACGAACCGATGTTGAAAAAGCATGTAACGGAATATGTACACCTACTAGGCCAAACATAAGCAGTAGGACAAGCAGTAGGCCAAGCAGTAAATTTGTTACTATAATGATAAATGGCCGGCCTATGACATTGTATAGGAACAAACAGGATTTGGTTGATAAAATAAATGCTGATATAGCACGTAATAAAGTAATAGATCAAGGAAGAAGTTTCAAACTTAGTACAACAGTAACTAGGAAATGTAAATGAGGACAATAATAGCTGGCAGCAGGGATGGGATAACATATAAAGATGTAAAACAAGCTGTGAAGTATGCTGGTTGGAATATTACCTGTATAATCAGTGGTGGGGCAAGGGGAGTGGATAGGCATGGGGAAGCATTAGCTGATGAATTAAATATACCTTGTGAAGTATTTTTAGCTCAATGGGACACCTATGGAAAATCAGCCGGATATAAAAGGAATGAGGAAATGGCTAAAAATGCCGAAGCGTTAATAGCTGTTTGGAATGGAAAAAGCAAAGGGACTAAACATATGATTGATATTGCTAAAAGAGAAGGATTAAAAGTATTTGTATATGAGGTAATAACATGACAAGTGAACAAATACAAAGGAACATAAGAGCACGGAAAGAAGCAGAAGCAGTACTTGATTTAGCTCAAGAGTCATTTGACATTACCTTAATGGACAGTAGTAGGTTTTGGCAGGTAATTGCTGACTACGCGGCTGAGAAAATAAATAAGCATGTAGTTGACAATGTGGATGAAATGATGGAGGTGCAAGCACTTGCATTTGAGAAAACTGAAATGCCATATGGAAAGTATGCTGGAATACAGGTAGGAAACATAGCAAAACGTGACAATGAATATTTACCTTGGATAGCGGAAAATAGTTTTGCAACGGACCTGAAAAGGTATTTGAGAAGTAAGCATTATAGAAAGAAATATCATGGATGACTGTGGGGACCATGAAGTATTTCCAGGGATATTTGAAAGTGAGTTAGGATATGAGCACCGAAAGGCATTAGTGGAAAAATTTGAAAATTGTTGTGACTCCTGGAAATGTGCTGATGGATTTTGGAAATTAACCAATCTTCAACTAAGCTATTTTGATGCTATTTACCTACCATACATATATAATGTACTTGAGCCAAAAGAGGACATATATGAGGAAACATTTACTACAAATAATGTAACAATAGACGATCCTTGGTTCAGTAACATATTTCGGATTAACACAACAGCAATTGAACATGGAAAAAAACCTTCAGTATTAGTAATAGTGGGAACAAAGTATAAGAATACAATTAGCTTAGAGCAAAGTATAGGTGTTGGACAATTCCTTACTATTCCAGTTTTGACACAAGGACACCAGCTTTATATAAAAGGATACCACGAAACACAGAGTGCCAATGATGGGCAAGTAGTTTCAAAAATATATGATGGCAATAACTATCATTGGCATGTTAGTAGGAGCAATATAAATAAAGCATATGAAAAATGTGCTAAAAAAAGGTGGCCAATAACTGAAATAAATGAATTATTAGCTGAGAAACATACTTGTGTTACTACAATGGATGTACTACAAAGGTTGCTACTATTAGTGGACCTTTGTAACAATATTGATTTTTACATATGGTTAGGTGACTGTGTTGACATGTGGAGTATTTGGCCAGATGTCGCCTGCGATAGTGTAACACAAAGTCATTTAAATGACATGAGTGTGTATGAAGGAAATTTTGAAACCATGCTAAAGGATTTCAGGATGTTGGGAAAAAACGAATGTTCATTGAACAGGAAAAACTTGTATTTAGGATGCCCTGATTGTAATATGTTGCAAGCTAGTCCCTTTTACTCAATGGTGAGTAATGGGATATTTTCATTGGAGGAATAATGCAAGTACCTTATACTGTGGGAAATTGGGAGGTGATACAATTAGTTAAATCAGGTATTGTCGAAGTACGATGTAATTGTTGCAAGTCATATACTAAAATAACAACAATAGGTAAATTAAATCAAAGTAAAAACAGTACATGTAGGAAATGTTTTCAAAAACGTACAATAACTCAACGACAAAAATGGGCATGGAGATAATGCAAGTACTTGCACTTTACACTGATGGTGGTTGTAATAACAACACTGATCGAAAAGGAGCTTACGCATTTGTTTGTGTTGAAATTGAAGTAACTTCAATAAAACATACTTTAAAACATGGTACATTACTATTTGGTAAAGCAGGATTACATAATGATGTTAGTAACAATATCATGGAAATGATGGCAGTGCTTGAGGGTTTGAAAACATGTAGTCAAAAGGATGTTACTCCTAAATTTATTGTAACAGACTCCCAATATGTTCAAAAAGGATTAACTGATTGGAGTAATACTTGGAGGCAAAATGGATGGAAAAACTCTACTGGAAAGAAAGTATGCAATATTGATTTGTGGATTGAATTACTAAAATGGTGGACACCTAACATACAAGTGGTCCATGTACGAGGGCATCAAGGAGTATATTGGAATGAGATATGTGACAAAAATGCAACTGCCCTGATGAAACAAGGAAGTGCTATATGATGCATGGTGATTGGATGGAGTTAAAAAATAAGTTTAAAGAACAATGCTTGTTAGGCAATTTCGACATAGGGGGACTTCCTTTACCAAATAGTTATTTCTCATTGTTAGGGTTGAAACAATATTCAACAACTGAGTATGACCTAACTAATTTTGTAACAGGTGATTATGATGAATCACATACTATTGAAGAATGCCGAAAAGAGGTTGAATGCCCTGTGTTCGGATGCATGTACACCCAAGGTACTTGTAAATTCACTTTAAGGAAGTATGAAAATACTCCTACAAAGCATCCTAACATAGATTATATGGAGTTTAAATTAGCAAATACTTTTGCACAGCAATATTGTAATTTCATGCTATTATGCAAGCACAGGAACTTCAATGACCTGAGTACCTATGTTGCAGCACAGTTGCCGCAGGAAGATGTATTTTGCAATATGTCAGTTGACCCTGGATTAACTGGATACGATCACTACATTCAATCTGTTCAAAGGCTTTTTCCCACTACTTGGCTAACATATTACATTGACCTAAAGTTAGCGAAACTATATTTAGGTCAAAATTTTATTGAAATAATAAATACAGAAATTAATATGTTGCTAAAATTGTTGGTAAAGCAAAGGAGTGTTAAACATAAAGGGAACACAACAGTAACCAAGTATAGGATCAACAATACTTATTTCCTCAAATATATGTGGGATGTTAAAGTAATTTGTCCAGGAGTACTAGTGGGATACACACCTGGTTTATTGATTTATGGAAATGTATTACATGAAATAATGAGTGAGGAGGAACCATGTATTTTAGGTATAGAAATTTGAAGTACTTCGTGGATGTTCCCGCAAAGGAATATCAAAAAAATCCAAAACCAATTAGGATTAGCCAAGTTGATGGAACACATATCAAAATCACGACATGGCTAGGAACACGGCCACAAAAAGTCGAGGCTTTTACTAAAAATATCGACTATGAAGATTACTATGCTAGGGAATGTTTACATCAAATGCCAGGATACCCCGTAACCCCACCAATCCCTTGGTTAGAACTAGCTACTAAGTTACATAAGGAAAAAACAGTACAATTTACTGTATACACATCATTTAGTAAGGATTTACTTGCACACACCGATGGAGGATTCAAACAAGAGCTAATTACAAAAATCCTTGTAGATGATCGACATTGGGGAAAAATTGAAGTTACAAAATACAAAGTTGTGGGCGTAGAAGTCCCTGACCAATTAATTGTAAATTTTGCAGTTCAATTACGAAGTAGGTTTTAAAAAAGGAAATAACATGCCATTAAACACTGTTGACAGGACAATTGGTGCGGACACTTTGGAAAGGGCATTTAAGGCTTCTTTGGAAGTGAGTGCATTAACAGGTCAAAAATTAATCAAAGAACATCGTATTAAAGTTGCTGAAACATTACTAAAAGCAGGGATTACGTTAATACCTAATGACCAATTACTAGACCACATGTTTGTAGTTAGCCGTGGTGTATATGATGCTGCAAAGAAAATAATTTAAGGTAACTAATATGTTTAAAGGTGATTGGGTAGTAATGGATGTAAATTTAGTTGGAAACCCACTTAATCCTATTGGGATTATAGAAGTGGGGGCAATCAGGCTAAATAATAAAAACATGTTGATAGGTAAACATGAGTCAATAGTTAGGTTAAGTGAAATAGATAGTTGGCCGGAAGCAACTTGGAAGGATTATGGAATTGAGAAAGTCGAGGTCGAAGTAGCCCCAGGGCTATTTGAAGTATTCGCAGGGTTATCACAATTTTGCCAACAGGCTGACTTGACCGGATGGTCAGGGCATAATATAATGTACGCAGTTCAGTTGGGATTAAATCAGAGTAAACATATGGAGGCATTGTATTGGGCGTACAAATTAGATATGCGAAGTTACTTATCAGGCAAATATGGGGAAGTGTTGTCAAGGGATTTAAAAAAGGTACTTGAAAAGTACACTATCTCAACAATAGGTTTGGAACGGCCTTTAGTAAGGTGTCAACGACTATTACAACTAATTGAAATGAAGCAAGAAAGCATACCTGTAAAAGAGGAAGAGTACTCCTTGTTTGAAGTTTGAAAGGATACAAATAATGGTAGTTGTAGGAATACAACAAAAAACAACTAAGCATATCTTATACCAGGTATGTGAACAACTTAGGAAAAAACCTTACATAATTGTAAATGGGGCAGATAAAATTAGTGCAAGTACTTGCACAACAAGGTTGCCAAAAAATACTCGAATAATTAGGGAACGACGTAACCAAATAATTGGAAGTAAGGTATATGAGGTAGTGGACGAGTTGCGAATGAACAGTATTGTAGATAAAAAACATATTGAGCAATACTTAAACAACATTAGGCAGAGCATTCAAATAACGCAAGCATACATTAGTATTCGACAAAATGAAAATTTCCTCGACCTTCGGAACAAACAATTCAGTATCATTGAGCAGGTATTTGAGGTAGCCGGCAAGCGTAGTAAATACATGGATAATGTAGCTAAGAACAAACCTAATATACTAAGCTACTTGTATCGGGAGATAGTATTAGTTGATAAACTTGGTGAATTGGACATAAAGCTAGATCAAATGTGTGCCCAATATGGTGTATCTGGAGCACCCTTTTTTGAAGCAGGCAAGTTAGTTGGAAAAGTTTGGGGAGTCGTTGCTAGGTCTTTATTTAATGAACTAGGAAAAAAATGAGTACTCGACACATTGAAATGTATAGTCTGAACTCCTGGGACAATGGGTTGAGGAAGCAATTTTGCCTGGGATATGATCCTTACTTTTTTAATGAAACCAGTGTTGAAGGAATAGCGGCACACAAAGCAAGGGAATTATTGCAAAGCCTTGGGGTATTTTATTACAGGGATAGTGAAAATAGTAAAGGATTGCTGCTGTCCCCAAATAACGGTTCAAATTTCCACCTGTTTACAGGTGATGATAAAATTTTTGAACCACCTATACGCTGTTATTTTTTTACAGCACATGTGCTGTACCCAGCAATTAGGCCAATTGATTTCATATGCCCAAGTAACATTACAAAAGCAAAAGGGTTCCTAAAATATAAAGAAAAATGGGGGGACACAAAACAATGGTTAGAGTGGAATAGTAGTAAAAATGTGTTGCACATGACGAGTAAATTCATAAAGACTGTTAAAACAAAGGAAAATTAACATGGCAAAAAAAGCAGTACTAGATGTAGCAAATGATTCTTTGGATGATGTTAAGAAATACTTAAATAAACTGAAGAGAGAAGAAGCAAAACTAGAGATTGCACTAACTTTAAGGGAATTCCCAGAAGTCGAGGATATTTTAGTTCGATTAGTAACTTGTGTTGTAGAGTTAAGCATTGTTGAAAAATCAATTAGGTTGGAATCAGTTGAAACCAATGAGCAAGAAGCGAAAACTAAGCAAGCTCAAATTCAAATGCAAATTGATGCATTGAAGGCCAAAGTAGCTACATTAGTAAATGACAATGATGCAACTAAGAAGCTACGAGTATATTATCAAGGACAAGCGGATAAACTTGAAGTTGATAAATATTCCGCAGGGATGAGTAAAAAGAATATTAAGTACTTGGAACACTATGAAACTTTACTGAGGTCACTACGACAAGTATATGATAATTTTGTTAAGGATAACAAATTCCCAAGTACCTTCGATGTGTTTTATCATGTTTTAAATCTACGAAAGTACTTGGAAGTTGCAGACGACCTTATTAGTAGGAAAGGTGCTTAATGAATATTACATGGCCTTTGATGATACATGCAGATAAATCCCGCGTGGGAAAGGACTATGCAGCCCAAAAAATAGTGCAAGTACTTGCACAAAAAGGTATTAAAGCACAACAATTTTCGATAGCACTTCCCCTTAAAGTATTTTGTAGGAAGTACTTTAACACAAGGTCAGGACTGGAGTATGAAATACATCCTGAATTGAGGGATGAAGCACTTCCTTTAGTCGGGGTAGGGAATGTTGTTGACTTATGGATTAAAGTTGGTGAATTTTTTAGGACATTGAAACCAACTTTTTGGATTAAACAATGTTGTGATGACATTGTTCAAGGCAGTTATGGACACGCCTTGTATGTTCCGGTAATAAGTGATTATAGATTCGATTGTGAATATGAATACATTCACAATGTGTTTGAAGGTCACGTAAGCACACTCAAAATCAATTCAAACAAAGGTGTTTTTAGGGAAAGTGATGGACTAGTAACTAGGTTAGCTGATTACTCAGTTACTAATTATTTTGATGACAATTTTAATGGAGCACTTGAGGCATTTTGTGATGAATTTATAAAGGATATGAATAAAACACTAGGACAATAATATGTCAAAACACTTTGAGGATTTCAATAAACGACAAAAAGAACTCTACATAAGTCAAGCAGTAGTGAAGTTTGAGGAATCCCTAAAGCCACTAATAGGGCAACTAATGCAAGTATTTGCCGGTGCGGACTTTGATGGCAGGGTTCCAGTATTGAAAGCACTTGTAAAAAGGTCAACTAATTGTTATCATATCCTTATTGATGAAGCAGGTGCTCCAGAACGTGAAAAAATTGCATTGGAGGAAGGCGAGAAGTGGTTAAAAGGGCTTTCCGCAATTGCTATTGAAGGAATAAAAGCAAGTAATCCTGAACTCTGCAAAGTACTTGATAAAGGATGATTAGTATGGAAATGGATAACATTGTTGATGCCTGTATGGAAAAAATTGTACCTCTATTAGCAAATGTAAAGTTACCAGCAAATCAACAAGGAGTAGTAAACCCTGCATTTATAGCACAACTTGCGGTAACACAACGTGTTATGCAGGTACAAATGGATTTAGAAATATTCAAATTAACTCAAATGTGGGAGTTCCTTGCAGAACATCCTAAGCCAATTCCAAGGCTGGATCGGCCCGATGCTTTGTGGCAATGGAAGGAAGGTTTGTGCAAGTACTTGCACAAAGGACTTGAGGAGCACACCGACAATATTATAGGTGCATTGCAGCAATCACAAAAACAAGAACAATCTAAAATCATATTGCCAGGAACGGGTGTGCAACAAAAAATAACGAGGCCACTATAATGGAACTACTATTAGGTAGTGGGACGTATTACAATTTTTTGGCAAATAAAATAAATGCAAACTATCCTGGCGAGTTGATTCAAATTAGTCCTCAGTATGAGGGTCCAATATTTGAATGTTGTTTAAGCACTTGGTATGAATTTAAGGATGAAGTGGATGAAGCCAAACTGCTGTTACAGTATTTACCTGAAATAAAGGAAAAAGTATTTACGCATGTTTATTTCTGCATACCCAACATGGACGTAAAACACAGTGGATTGGGGCTATCTTATGATTTTATTGACTTGCTGAAGGAGCATGTATTATCCTATATTTATTTGTTGAATAACGTAGTTACATACAAACTCAAGGTATTGATATTCAGCGAATTAAAATCGGAGGAATTTGAAGTACAATTATTACAACAAAGTATCCGCCCTTTGGTGACAACCGCCATACAGGGAACAAGTTCACAGCTAATTTACCACACGCCTACCACATTAAAATTAATGACGTTGGAAGAGTGGTGGGCATCACAATGGAATTGGAGAGTACAGTAATATGAAAGGTTTACCTAGTTTACCCGGATTTAAGGTACATGACCCGCAGCAATTTAATGTTGCTGACTTTGTTGAGGATGAGGATAATGTAAATGCACATAGTGAGGTAGATTTAACAGCAACAGGCAATAGTTTAGACCAATTTGGGCAAGTCGAAACACTTGTGGTGGATTTGAAGAATAAGAAGGTGATTGGAGGCAATGGTCGCCTTCGTAAAATGAAAGAAAAGGGTTGGTCCACATTTTGGGCACATGCCGTAGAAGGTGATGAGGATCAGGTAAAAGCACTTGCGATCACACTTAACAAAACAGGTAGGTTGTCTGATTTTGACTACAGTAAATTAACATTAGCTTTGCAGGAATTACAATACGCTGAAGATAGTAATTTACTAGCTTTAACAGGATTCCAGGAGCATGAATTAGCCCCCTTGCTGTCAGCAGAGATGCATTTACCAGAAGCGGATGACAATGCACTAGGCACGCCACCAGAAAAAGCAAAAGGTGACAAAGACTTAGACAGCCGTGGATTGACCCTACAATTTAATCTATCACAAAAACCATTTATAGATCAGGCATTAAATAAGCTACGAACTGAAATGTCTGACTTTAGTATTGCACCGGCAGAGTGTTTAGCAATTATTTGTGAAAAATTTACAAATAATAATATGGACCAGGAAGAATGAGCTATGAAAGTTCACATACCTTTAGGTAAATTAAGGTTCGTTACTGTAGAGGTTCCAAAAGATTTCACATTCCAGGAAATCCCCAGCCTCCTCGTTCGTATTTTAACTTGGCTCAAAACTGCGTGTGCAAGCACTTGCACTAAGGAATAAATTTGTGGCCCTTGTATACTTAGCTTGGAGTTCAGCAGGAGTTGCCACGTTACACAAGCATGTAAAGGATGCTCCTGTTAATTTATTGGCATCCTATGCAATATGGGATCAATTTTTAGTAAGTAAACCCGGAATTAACATAAGCAACCTTCAAATAGATAGTGGTGCTTTTTCAGTTTTTCGCAGTGGTAAAACAATAGATATAAATAAATTCATTCAAGTAGGTAAACAAAATCCAACAGCAGAGATATTTAGCTTGGATGAGATAGGTAATTGGAGGAAATCCCAAGAAAACACATTAAAAATATGGGCAGCGGGTGTTCCTGTGATGCCTATTTACCATGCGGGGGAGCCTGTTAGTTATTTACATTGGTGTGTAGAGCACACCCCTTGTAAAAAAATTGCAGTAGCTTGCACAAGCAAAGACCGAGTAGGATGGGTACAACAAACATTTGCATATATATGGAAAAAATATGGAGGGATAAAAATACACGGATTAGCAATGGCTTCTGCAAAGATGCTTGCAGCAGCCCCTTTTGATAGTGTGGATGCAAGTAGTTGGGCCACTGCTCCCGGACGTTTTGGACAATTTTGTGGGTACACAGGGTCACAAGTTCACTTGAAAAGTAAAATGAGGAAAGGTGTCGACAGTGATTTGTGGGTGGAGGTTGTTGAACATCAAAAACGTGAGCGATACAGTGAGTGGATTTGGAGGAAAGAGTTGGAACGTATACGCGATCCAAATTACAAAATAAAGGTGTGAAAAATATGAATATGTATGAGGTGTGTGAATTTGAAATAAAAGGTGTGCATAGTAACCCCACACCGCCGCTTACTGCGGACATAGAGTGTGTTGAACATTGCCACACATTCTTATTCAAGTGTAAGCGTAAGTTAACTCAAGTGCCAGTTAGTTGGTCAGCCCATAATTTTCGTGAGGATTGTGAAACATTCATAAAGGATTATTTCACTGACCATAAATATGGATTTTTTAACCTTGAGCGAAATAGCTGCATTGACCTAGCTCAACTGTTGATTGATAATTGTAATTTGGATTATTGTAGTGTACAGGAAATGAGTATTGGTGGAATTGAAGTAACAATTGAAGAACCTGCACCAGTATTATACACACGTCAGCAGGTAAATCGTATTTTTGGCACACTTGAATAGTGCAAGTACTTGCATCACGTTAATGTAGGGAATGGTATGGGAATTGGAGCACAAAATGAATTCAAGAGTAATAGTATTGAATATTCCACACCTTTAGTTTTAGTGAGGCCACTAATACAGGAGTTTGACCTTATTTGGGATGTTTGTGCAAGTAAATTAAATCATAAGTGCCCTAAGTATTGGACAAAGCATGATGATGCATTACCTCGGTATTGGTTTGGAAATTGTTGGATGAATCCTCCATTTTGCAGTGATATAGGAAAATGGGTGCTCAAAGCACACAAGGAAAGTAAGTTGCGTGGTGGGACAAAAGTATGCTTAATCCCGGTGAGGAGCAATACAAAATGGTGGGCTGAGGTATGTGTGGATGCAGAAATTCGGTTTATTAATGGAGAAGTAAATTTCAACGAGGCATTGCGTGGTGTGTGGTTGCCAATCTGCATACTCATATTTGGTGAGCAAGCAAAAGTAGGTACTTTTTCAGTCATAAACTATAGGACACGCAAATAGGGTTAGTGCAAGTACTTGCACATATAAAGGAGTTTAACATGCAGGTTATATTGGAAACATTTGCACAAGTAGTTGAGCTATCCATAATCTTATATAAAGTGTTTTACACAATTTGGATGAAAATACGATGAAATCAATTATTTTGTTAGGTGGTGGACTAGATTCCACATATTTACTAGCCAGGTTGGCTACACACAGAGTGCCACTAAATGCACTTTTCTTTAATTATGGTCAAAAAGCTGTTGAAGGAGAATTAAGGAGTTGTAGTTACTTTTGTAATAAATACAACGTACCACTGAAAGTAGTAAAGGTTGACATTGGGTCACTGGCTAATTGTGCAATACTGAAAGGTAACTCAGTAAGCGTTCATGCTAATAAAAATGTACTAGAGGGTCGGAATGCTATTTTTATTTCTATGGCGGTCACATATGCTTGTACAATAGGGGCAAAATGGATTTACACAGGATTTCACAAGGAACCTGTTGGCTCAAAATTTGAAGATGCTAAACAAACATTTGTTGACGCCTTTAATAACTATGTGGACTCCTATTTACAGGATAAATATAAAGGCATTCGGCTAACGTGCCCATTTAGTGATATGAGTAGGGAGGACATACTAGTAAGTTACCATGCTGTAGACCCAGAAGTCATTAGCAAATCTTGGACATGTTACGAAGGTGGTAAGGAACAATGTGGTGTCTGCGTGCATTGTAAGAAAAAGATGAAAATGATGAAAAAATTAAGGATTAAATAACATGTGTGGAATAGTATGTATTATCGGGGAAACAACAAATAATATTGAAATTGATACCCTCCTTGCTTCAATAAAACATAGGGGGCCAGATTACCATGCTACCTACATTACTAAAAAGTTTGCAGCAGGGCATTGCCGATTGGCTATCAATGACCTGTCTGAATACTCAAACCAGCCCTTTGTCAAGGACAATTTAATAGTATTGTTTAACGGTGAAATATACAATACAAAGGCAAATGGCTTCGATAAAGAACTTGACTTCATTGTAGCGGCATATAAAACTGGTAGGAACTTTCAACACCTATTAGAAGGTCAGTATGCAATAGTAATCATTGACACACAAAAGAATTGTGTTACAATGTTACGAGATCAATGGGGAATCTGTCCGTTGTACTATGGGTGGGACTCAAAATACCGATTGATTATTAGTTCGGAAAAACGAGTGCAAGCACTTGCACAAGGCTGCAAAGCTATTGAATTATTTCCAAATCAAGTGAAAGTATTTGCATTGGATGGTAAATATGATAGCATAAGTTCGGACACAGGTAGGGAGTTATCAATAAACTCAGGACTTTTTAATGAGGAAGTTGCTTGGGCATTGCTAAGGGATAGTGTGAAAAGTAGGTGTTCACACACTGAGGTAGGGTATGATGTTGCATTAAGTGGGGGTTTAGATAGTAGTGTTTTAGTAAAAATGATGAAGGATTTGGGGTTAAAAATAAATGCACATACTGTAAGTTTTGTTGGAGGGGATGACCTTTGGTATGCAGCAAAATTTGCAAAAGAAAATAACATCAAGCATGAAATATGGGTTGTAAGCAAGGAGCAAATACTAAAGGATTTGCCAAAGATGTTATATCATTTGGAAGACCCAATACCAAATGAAGTAAAGTTCCGGGGATACATCAGGAATTGGTATGTTGCACAGTTTGCAAAATCAAAAGTAATCATTTCCGGTGAAGGGGCTGATGAGCTATTTGCAGGATACCCACAATTCAGAGGTTTAAGTTCTATTTCAAGGGGAGTGGAACGACAATCCTGTATTAAGTCCATGCGGGCAATTAACCTTGACCGAGTTGATAGGGGCGGAATGGCGTTCGGCAAAGAGTATCGTATGCCTTACTTGGGTTATCAGTTTGCTAAATATGTAATGAGTTGTGTAGTTGAGTCGGAGAAAGCCACACTTAAAAAACTAGCGGAAATAGTATGCGTACCTGATTATATCATTAATCGACCTAAATATGGAAATGACGAACAACTTTTTGGGGAAATTTTCCAAGTAGCAAAAGGAATGTGGAATGTCAATTGATGCAACAGTTAGGGCAGTTATTTTAAATGAAAATGGTGGTGGGCGGCTTGAGTTAACTGGACCTGACCGAGGACAATCAGTATTAACATTTGATGCGGATAGTGATTTCGAGGAAGTGACAGCACTAAATGGCTGTCATATCTGGGGAAGTTCCTCAAGTATTATGATGGGTGAAGTGGAAATTGCTAAAAGGATTGGATACACTCAAATTAAATTTTGCATTGATTCTTTTCGAGGCATTGAAATGAAGTACGCTCATAGTCCTGTCGCCCAAGTAACATAGGGAGTAAAATGCGAAAAGGAGTTCCAAAACCACAAAAAACAAGTTATAAGGGTAGGTTTAAGTGCAAACATATTTGGATTGAATATACTAGCCCATATGATTTTAGGGAAAAGCTAGGTTGCCCTAAGTGTGGTGCGTGGAAGTTAGTTTGAAAACAAGGTAAACGTAGCATAACATGTTATTTATTGAGTTACCAAGTATTAATTTGACGAGAGATGAAATTATTGTATGGAAACAAGTAATAACTATTCTAAATGAACATGGATTCACAGGTATTGAAATGATTTGCTATGAGCATGACTTAAATAACATAAGTAGATGGCTTGACACAGATCAGTGGAAAGTGTTCCAAAAGAAATGTTATCCGCATATTAAGTTAGCAGGAAAAGTACCACCAAAAGTTGAATCACAACTAGAACCTATTTGGGTAAATTTATAATTTGTGAATACCTTGACACAGGCTACCCAATGATATATAATACTTAATGGAGATGAAGTATGATAACTTGCACGAGGAAGCTACATTTTAGTGCAGGCCATCGCCTGATGGGGCATGAATCAAAGTGCTCCCATCTGCATGGGCATAATTATAATGTTGAAATAACTGCACAAACATACGGGCACTTAGATGAAATTGGTAGGGTTGTTGATTTCAGTGTAATTAAACAAGTATACGATCCTTGGATTCAAAAAAACTTCGATCATGGATTTATATTGAATTGGCAAGATAAATCAGCGAAAGATGCGTTATTGCACTTTACTGAACACACTAAGGAAGTTGTTCAAAAAGTTTACTTGATGCACGAAAATCCCACGGCTGAGAATATTGCTAAATTTCTTGGAACATATGATGAGTTTGTGCAAGCACTTGCACAATATAAAGTAAAAGTCATCAAGGTTGTTGTGCATGAAACGGACAATTGTTTTGCATCTTGGGAAGGATAATTAAAAGGTTAGTGGATTTATATTCACTGACCTTTTTTCACCTACATAGGTATGAAGGTAAATATGAAGAAGTACCATGTTAATGAAATATTCCTATCAATTCAAGGGGAAGGACAGCGATCTGGCATAGCCAATGTGTTAGTCAGGTTTGCTCACTGCAATTTGAAGTGTAACCTAGCAGAGCATGGTTTCGATTGTGACACAGACTATAGCGGCTCAATTGAGTATACAAAACAAGGGTTAATTGAAAAAATTGAAGAAGTTGGTGGAATTTGTCCAAACATTATTTTCACAGGAGGGGAGCCTGCCCTCCAACTGGATTTTGACCTTACAAGGGATTTATGGGAAAAACACTACTTCCTTGCCGTGGAAACAAATGGTACGCATAACCTGGATAAATTAACATTGGACTGGGTGTCTTGTAGTCCCAAGACAGCGGAACATACAATACGACTTAGCAAGTGCCATGAACTAAGGTATGTTTTAGCGGATGGCAGGGCATTACCAAAACCTTCCATACAAGCGGACCATTATTATCTCAGTCCTGTATTCAACCCTGATTGGACGGTAGATCAAAAGTCACTTGCTTGGTGTATTAAATTAATTATGGAAAACCCTAAATGGAAGTTGAGTGTACAATGGCACAAGATGCTTCACCTTCGCTAGGTAAAGATAGCTCGTTTGAGTTTTATTTCACTAGTGTATTTAAAAAGTTTTTTCAATCACTAGGGCTGAAAGATAGTCCAGATATTGAAAAAACACCGCTGCGTTTCTTGAAAGCACTTCGTGAATTAACCGAAGGGTACTTACAAGACCCAAAAGCACCACTTAAAGTCACATTTGAAGCAGCCTCGGATGACCTTGTTATTATTCGGAACATTCCTTTTAGTAGCTTATGTGAGCACCATTTAATGCCTTTTTGGGGGTCAGTTGATATTGGGTATATTCCGAATGGAAAGGTGGCGGGACTAAGTAAATTTCCTCGGACAGTGCAAGTACTTGCACATCGACTCCAAATACAAGAGCGACTCACCCAACAAATACGGGACACAATAAACGAAGTACTCGATCCATTAGGTGTTATAGTGGTTGTAAAAGCTACACATAGTTGCATGAGGTGCAGGGGAATTCGATCCACTGGTGAGATGGTGACAAGCAGTGTTATCGGAGCGTTTAAGGAAGGTACTGCAAAAGCAGAATTCTTTAGCCTATTAGGAGTAAAGTAATATGAGTGATTTATCTCAACGAGCATACGAAATGAAGTTTCGTGGTGTGACGAATGAGAACATTGCAAAAGCATTTCAATTAAAAAGTAATGAAGAAGTTAATAAATTAGTAAATCAATTCAAACAGGAAGTCAAGCAATGCTTACATGCTAAAACTATTGAGGAGTTTACATTTGACCATTACCTTGGTTTAGGTACATTACGGAACATGGCATTAGCTAAATTTCATGAAATTGATTTAAATAAAGTAACAATACTACCTGACGGCACTACTCAAAAGGACATTTGCTGTGATTATCCGGCACAAGCACACTTCCTCCAAATTGCATTAGATGCACAGAAGTATTTGGAAGGCATGACAAGCAAACTTGATGAGGAATTTAGTAAGGACACAATATGAGTAACTTACTAGCGGTTTTGGATAAAGTTAATGCAGGTATGCAACCAGTGGAGGAAGATAATACTCCCATACCCGAAGATAAGTTATCGAAAGTGTATGAACTTTGGTTAAAGAAAGTCCCAATTCAGAATATCGCACAATCTTTTAAAATCTCTCAAGCGACTGTTTATCGGTGGATTGATAAATATAAACAGGAATTTGATAAAACATTAACTAATAAGCCACGTTCTGAACTATTGCTGGATATGATTAGGTTTATTAGAGCAGTGCGAGACTCAGCAATGAGTCAAGTACATGCAATTGATGTCATGGGTTTGAAGGTAATGCCGGATGGTTCAGTTGTAAATAACATAGAGAATATTGATTTAAAGTCAAAAGGTACATTCTTAAAGTTAGCATTGGATGCGGAGAGTAAATCATTTGAAATGCTTCAGAAAACAGGCGTATTACCAAGTGCTGTGAAGGAAATCCATTATTCACTTCAGGAAACTCAACCAACAGATAAAAAAATTTCTAACACGCCCACTAGGACTAAAGATGAGATGATTTCACATATTACTGAACTAATCTCAGGTGGACGGACTATGCCAAAAATAGAGGAAATGAAAGATGTGATTGTAATACAAGAAGAGGCTAAATGATGTCAGCAGTAATGGAAGCACCTGATTTAACTAGTTACTTCAAGAATGAGGATGACTTATCCCTACAAAAATGGAGTAAGCTGCTTGAGTTGAAAAACACTAGGTTGACTTTCGCATTAGATCATCACATAAATACTCGTGGTGATTTAATGAATTTTGTACGTTTTCCTCACATTAGGGAAATTTATGAAACTTGTGCCCCCCACCTTGTTTTGATCGGTTCGACCCAATCTTTCAAAGCCCAAAGTGTGAACAGTTTTGTACATACTCCCACTGGTTGGAAAAGGATGGGTGATTTACAGGTAGGGGATGATATTTCTACCCCGCGTGGTGTTGTAGCTAAAGTAAGCCAACTTCAACCACAAGGTGTGCAAAAACTTTACAAATTTTATTTGGATGATGGTAGGGAAGTTGAAACCACATGCGACCATCGTTGGGTTGTGCTGAGGGGTAAACAAAGTAAAAAAACTCCAAAAGGCAGGAAAAATCGTATTTGGCGTGTTAGTAAGCATTTTGAAGTATTAACCACTAAGCAAATTTTAGTAGCTACAAAATACCTTAATCAAAGGTTCACAATCCCAGTACCCACTGCTCCTGTGGAAAAACCGGAACAGGAGCTACCATTAGACCCCTATTTTGTTGGCATGATGTTGGGGGATGGTGAAATTAGGGAAGCTAACTTACGCTTTTCTAGCTTGGATAAGGAGCTATTGAATGCGGTTAACAAATATGTTGCAAAATTTGGATTAATATTACAGCCGGACAAGGTTGACCCAGTTACTTCATTTTTCAAAAAACATGAGGGTATTTTTGAAGCTAGTGATGGAGTTCGTCGAATTAAGGATTTATTCAAATCCTTAGGTTTATTGGATACATACAGCCACACTAAGTTTATCCCACAATGCTATAAAGAAGGATCAGTTGAGCAGCGTTTTGCTATCCTGCAAGGATTATTAGATACGGACGGTTCTGGGTGTAAACATGGTGGGGTGACTATTAGGCTAACTTCAGAACAATTGATTAAAGATATTCAAGAAATAGTATGGTCATTGGGAGGGTGTGCAAAATATGCTGGTAGAAGTTCTTACTATGTCGAATTTGGACAAAAAATTGAGGCTAAGGATTGTTATATTTTAAACATCTCTATGCCCCATCCGAAGCAATGTTTTAGGCTAAGTAGGAAGAAGGATAATGTATCAGAAACACACCGTCGAATAAGGACACTAGGGGCTAAGGTACTAGGATGTGAATATTCCAAGGATGAGGAAGCTCAGTGTATTGTGGTGGATGACCCGCACCACCTTTATTTAATGGATAATTATGTTGTCACACATAACACCGAAATGGTCATAACAGAACACCTGGCAGCGGCGTACATTGGGTTATCAGTGTTCTTTGTTATTCCTAAAGTGGAATCACGCACAACTTATGTACAAAATCGTATAAACAAATGTGTGGAAATGGTTCCTTATTACAAATCTATTGTAGGAGAAGGTTTTTTTAATTCTGTTTTTTTGAAGTCCTTCGGTAAAGGGACTATTAAATATGTTGGTTCAAATTCCTTGAGCGATTTCCGTGAGTACCCTGCTGACATGGTGTACGTGGACGAAGTGGATGAATGTAATCAAGTGAACCTCCAATATGCTATTGACCGTGTGGGGGCGTCACCTTATCAATTTGTTCGATACTTGGGGAATCCTGACCAACCAAATCTCGGTATTCATGGAAAATTTTTGGAAACCGACCAACGTGAGTGGTTTGTCCCTTGTTTATCTTGTGGTAAATACTATGAGGCTAATTGGTATAAAACAATAGTCAAGGAAGTTAGGGATAAGCAAGGTGAGGTAGTTGATTATGCATTGAGAGATACAGCGTGGCGTCCTGGGATAAAGCGGGATGTGCATATGATCTGCCCTGGGTGTGGTGGGATATTACACAGGCATAGTAAAAAAGGTATTTGGGTTCCTAAGAAAAAAGATATGGATAAAGTTGGATATCATTTATCCAAAGTATGCAATTTGTATAATGAAATTGAAGGCATGTGGGGTCGCTTTCAAAGTGCCCAAGGTGACTTAGTTAAGTTAAAGCACTTCGTTACGTCTGAATTGGGGATACCTTTTGCAACAGTTGGTAATAAATTAACAGATAGTGTATTACAATCTTGTGTAATACCTAATTATAAGTTTGTTATCAAAGATGATTGTGCCCACATTAAAGATGACTGCCATATTGGCCCATGTAGTATGGGGATAGATGTTGGATCATCTTTCGATGTCCGCATATCCTACTTAACTAACAGGGGGACCAGGCAATGTGTTTATGTTGGAAAGATGAAACACCAAGATGACTTATATGAGGCAATGGATCGGTACAATGTCCAAGTAGCTGTTATGGACTCGGAGCCGGAAGCAGCCATCTCTCGTGAAGTACAGGATGTTGGAAACTCAAAAGGTGTGGCAGTTTGGTTATGCAAGTATAGGTACAGTGAAGGACTCACAACATCACAGTTAATACACGAATCAGACCTATCAATACATGTGGATCGCACAGAAGCACTGGATAATACGTTTAGTGCATTGAAAAGGAAACGTAATCTTTTGCCAGAGAATTTTAGAGACTTACTTAATGGTGAGTATGTGTTTGAAATGTGCTCATCCGTGCGAGAGACTACTGAGGATGCAAAGGGTCGGCGACGTAATATTTGGACAAAAACAAAAGATCACCAGTTCCATGCTGATAACTTCGATAGGTTAGCAGCAGAATTACTTGTTGATGGTAAATTAGAATGTATTGTGGGTTAGTGCAAGTACTTGCACAAAGGAGCATATGATGACAGTTGCTACTTACGATGCTATTGCATCTCCTGGTTTTAATGAAATTGAAGAAGAACCTACTATTAGTGAATACTATTTAGTGGGGGATGAGGATAATCCCAGCATTGTGGATGGCCACAGTGTACTTAGCGGGATAATGGATCAAGTTACCCTTAAAGGGATTAACAAAGATCAAGTTACCACTGAAGTTGAGGCACTTCAGGACACATTAAAATCCGTTGATGGAAGTCGGCAAGATAGCACATTGTCCAAAGAGAAACAAGGACTCCCGCTTAATCAGTTAAAAATAATCGAACCACCTTACTCGCCAGAATTGATTAAGTTATTTTCACAAAAAGATGAAACAAATACTAGGTGTATAGCTGCAAAAGCACAGGATGCAGTTGGCAGGGCATGGACATTGGAAGTCGAGAAGTCAATAAAGTCTACACCTGGTAATTTTGACGAGGAAGACATTGTTGATGCGGAAAAGTTGAAACAAGCTACAATACAAATTCAAGAAGCAACCTCATTCTTCACTAATTGTAATCAAGTATTTGGGTTGGAAGGGGTGCTGCTCAAAGCAGCTATGGATTTAGAGAGTATCGGTTGGTGTGCAATCGAAGTAATTAGGTCTGCTGATATGAAGGTTCATAGCTTAGATTATGCACCCGCAGACAAATTTCGAGTTGTGGAAGGTTGGAAAGGCTTCCTTGAATTAAGGGAAGGTGGGAAAAAAGTATTTTATCAACCTTTCGGTCAGAAAGTACTGAGTAAAAAACGCATTGACCCCATGACTAACAAAGGATACCCGTACTCACCTGATTTAGATGGTGAATTAACAGCGGAAAATGCCGAATTTAACATGATTGACTGGGCAGAGGGGAGGCCCACGGATAACTTCCTTAGTTCGGCCAATGAAATTATTTGGATTGTGAAGCACCATCCTGCCACACTATATTATGGGATTAGTGATGTTGTTCCTATCCTTCCTAAAATATTGATTAACTTGAACATAAATCAATACTCCTTGCAATTTTTTGAACATAACACTATTCCTCGATATGTTATTATTATTAAAGGTGCAAAACTAGACAATGCTGTCAAGGATGCAATATTAAAATATTTTCAAACCGAAGTTAAAGGACGTGCCCACAAAACACTCATATTACCGTTGCCAACAGGTCGAGGTAACGTGGAAGTAGTGTTTCAAAAATTGGATGCGGATAACCAGGATGGGTGGTTCCGTGAGCAATACAAGGACAACGCAGACTCTATTCGTATTTCGCATGGTGTGACAGCGGCAATCATTGGCCAGTCTGAAACAGCAAGCCTCGGATCAGGCAAAGGGTTGTCACAAGCTGAGATTTACAAAGATCGTATAGTTATCCCTAGCCAACAAAGGTGGTCAGCAATACTTAATAATATATTAAGTGTGGGCCGAGGGTTGCACTTAATTTGTGTGGTGTTTGAAGAAATAGATACTCGTGACAATGAAACGAAGATGCGAGTATTTAGTGGTTATTTCGATAGGGGTATAGTCACTATTAACCAGGTCCGGGCCGCTGGCGGCCTGGGAAGCCCCATTAAAGGTGGGGACAGGGCATTCATTAAGGTAGGTAACGCCATATTATTTGTGGATGAAATGGACGGCATGAAATCTACCTTAGCTGATCCAATGGAGTTAGCTAAAGTAAATGCAGAAGCCAAGCAGAAAGCTGGGGGTGACTTCAAAAATAAGCCACCAGCAAATGCCCCTGAAAACACAGCAATTCAAACAATTCAACGTGGCCCGCAAGCATAGTGCAAGTGCTTGCACTAAGGAAATAAGTATGAGTAAAATGTTGACACACAGGATTGAAGTATACAGTGATGGTGCTGAGTATTTTTGTGAAATACAGGTATTTGATTTAAAAACAGGGACACACAGCAGTTCCTGGACATTGACACATAAAACAGTAGCCCTTGCAATTGATGCTGCAAAAAGTAAGGTAATTAAACCACCTGTGAAAATAATTTAATATATTTTTAACAAAATTTTCAGTACCCTTGACTCACCTAGGAGAATAGAGTATAATACCTTACTTTCTTATGGAGGAAAATATGCCTACAGATTTAATTGATCTCGTAAATTATCAACCTAGTAATAAGTTCTTTATTGCCACACCAAAAAACACAGATGAAAATTTCATCATTAAAGGCTTTGTTTCTGTTCAAATTGCAGACAGGGATAAAGAACTAGTAAGTCCCTCCGCCTTTGATATTCCATCATATATGGCACAACCTGCCATACTTGTTAACCATGCTTTATGGGTTAATAAGATGGGTAACAGGGTGGGGGTAGGAGTGCCGCTTGGTTTACATGAAGTTAAATTGAAAACTTCAGATAAACCAGGAATGTGGTCAGTGTGGGATGTAAATGCTAAGAAAGAAATTGATACGTTTCCAAAAGAACGTAACCCCAACCTAGGCACAGGCTCACGAGGCTTATATGCTTTCATACGGATCAGTGATCCAGATGTGATAAGCATGGTTAAGTCTGGTGAGCTTTCTGGTTTTTCATGGAGGGGGATGTCTCGGCCCTCCTATACTTATGATGAGAAAACTAAATCAACATACAAGAGTTATTCATATATAGACCTTGTAGAAATATCTTTAGTAACTGCTCCTAATAATGTTGGGAGTTCCTTTATTGTTGCTAAAGATGCAATCCATTCATACCAATTTGATAAAGCAAAGTATGAGCAAAAGGATGTTGAGGAGCAGTTAACTAGGGATAAGGTGGATAATTTTACTATTGTTGAAAGCGAATCTACAATATATGCGTATGATAGTATGAGAGAATTAGATGAGGATGGATTATTAGTAGTTAAAATGGCCGACGGGGCAAACTTAGTTTTAGGAAAGCCTCAACAATCCTCGGCTACGTTAACTTTATCTGAGGATGAGAAAGATGTTTTCTTACAAACTGTAGCCAAATCAAAGGAGACTACAATGCCCGATCCCGCTACCCCTACGACAGTTGTTGATACTCCAACAACTCCAGTTACAAAGGATGTGACCCCAGAAGTCGCTCCTGTTGTAACTCCTCCGGCTACCCCGGAAGCAACTCCTCCTGTTCTTAACATGGACGAGGTTGTGACTAAAGCCACTGAAGCAATTATGGCGAAAGTTACACCTACTTTGGAAACCTTGACTGGACAAGTGCAAGCACTTGCACAAAATTTCGGGGAGTTTGTTACTAAAATGACGGCCCCTGTTACCCCTCCTGTGGTTGAACCAACACCCGAAGTTCCGATGATTGTTCAAAAACAATTATCAGAACTTGCGGGCGTGTTGGAAACAGTTAAGAAGAGTGTGGCTGGAATTACTCCAGTTGTTCCTGCACGCACCGAAGGCACACCTACGCCAAAGCCAGCGGGCAAGAATGATTGTTTCAACGGCTTGTTTGGAATCAAGTCGTAACCTTATTAAATTGTTGAATAATTTCACTTTAAGGAGAGTTTTGGTATGCCAAGTATCCCTGATTTTGTTGAAGATGTTATGAAAACAGCTATTGACGGCAACAGCCTTCCCAATAGTTTGTTAAATCGCCAGCAGTCCGACCGTTTTATTGATTTGCTGGAAGATACTTCAGTTTTACTGAAGGTCGCTCGAAAGATGAAGAAAGATCATCCAAAGGGCGAAATCAATAAGCTCGATTTGGGTACGATTGTAACTGAAGGTGCAAATGCCACCTCTAAGGCACGTACTTCAGTGCCAACTGAAGCGGTTGTTACCTATGACATGGTGAAGTACCGATCAGCCTTTGATTTGCGGAAGGACTTCCTTGAAGATAACATCGAAAAGGAGTCGGTTCGTGATAAAGTGCTGAGCATGTTTACCAAGGCAATGGCAATCGACGCCGAAATGGCATCAATTGAGGGTGATGATAGCCTGCCCGTCGGTGATGCACAATCAGCAGAAAACAATCTGTTGGGTGTGAATGACGGGTTCCAGAAGATTTTGTTGGCCAACGTGCCGGCAGATCAAATTGTGGATGCGGATGGAGCGGCCCCTTCTTCTGATTTGTATTATGATATGCGTAGGAAAGTTCCTGCTCGTTATCGTGTTGCAAAACCCATGTATCGCTGGATCGTCCCCTCCGGTCCTGCGGATAAGTGGTCAAAGGATTGGGCTGTTCGTGAGACGGTCGGTGGTGACACCGCACTACGGACAGGTGAAGCCCCCGGTCCTTGGGGCGTGCCTATGCTGGAAGTGCCACTGTTCCCTGAGAACTTGTCATTTACTACAAGTGGGTCAGTTGCAAAGACTGATGGTAGTTTCATTTGGCTTACGCCATATGAAAACCTCATTTGGTTTGTGCAACGCGAGATTACGATTGAATTTGATCGTAAACCACGACAAGACCTTTGGGAGTGTACGATTGAAAACAATAGTGTTGCCTTGTTGGCAGCTTAATTGAGTCGTACTAAAATCTCTTCTAATTGACTTGGAAGGCCAGCAGAAGGGCCGACAGGGCGGAAGCAAAAAGATGACGAATCTTACGCACCGTGAACGACTTAACGAAGAGACGCCAAACTAGGCGATGCGAAAGTCTGCTCTCCCCCATAATTCTGAAATACTAAAGGGGAGAGGGAGGTCCGAAGAGGCTTCCCCGCTTACTGTAAAAAGTAAGTCAAAAGGTAAAATCGCAAATTACCTTAGTAACAGTTGGTCACTGGAGATGCGATTTTGAAATTGAGAACCCATTGCTTTGCGTAATTGCTAAAAATGTCGCAATGTCAGGGGCAGATTATTCCTCTCCGTAGTGTTTACTAAATATTCCCAAGTGTTGACCTAAACTAATCTTTGTGATATAATACAATCTTGAAAGTGCAAGTGCTTGCACTCGTAACTACAAGGTTGTATTTATCACAAGGGTTTAGTTATGCAAAAAACAGTTGCTGAGTTAATAAAGCAAATTAGAGTCGGGGATAGGTTTAATTTGTGGGAAGTTCAAGTTAGTGATCCTGTGGATTACTATATTAGTAACACTTCTACGAAACCGCTATACTTATGTAAATGTGAATGTGGTAGGGTTCAAAAAGTTCGTGGTGAAAATTTAGTAACAGGTAAAGCAAAAGGATGTGTTAGTTGTGCCAACAGTAAGCATGGTATGTATGGGACACCTGAGTATGAATGTTGGAGGCAATTAAAAGGAAGGTGTTTAAATACTAAGCATACTCAATATCCTGATTATGGTGGCAGAGGAATTACTGTTTGTCAGGATTGGATTGATAGTTTTCAAAACTTTTATGAGGATATGGGTGATAGGCCAGGACCGGAATACTCAATTGAACGAATTGATAATGAATTAGGTTACTGCCTTGAAAATTGTAAATGGGAAGTTCGGAAAAAACAATGTAGGAATCGACGTAGCACTCATTTTATAACGTACAAAGGTGAAACAAAACCACTAATTGAGTGGGCGGAGCAATATGGAATAAATTCCACATCACTTAATAAACGACTACGAACAGGGTGGGATATTCATCGAGCATTAACTACACCCATTAATCAGGAAAAGAAAAGGTGTGGTAATTCATTTTTAAGGTAGTGCAAGTACTTGCATATTAATACTAGGAGGGTAATTGGAAATGATTTTAGCACAAATCAAAGAAGCAGCAGACATTGCTCAACGTCAGCTAGATAAAGCAGCAGAATTTGGATTTGAAGCATATGTGTTGCTATTTGTGTTAATGTCAGTTGTGGCATTCATTCTAATACACTTTTACTATATTGTTAGGCCGGATACGGAAGCTCGTAGGATATCTCAAAAATCACAGGATGAATGCCTAAGTACGTTTGCTACGAACTATGCAGTTCAAACACAACTATTAAATGAAATTGACGCACATCTCTCTGATATTGGTAGGCAAGTAGGTTTGAATAAAGTTAAAATCAATCAACTTGAGGGAAAGTAACTATGTACAAAGTATTGTTAGTACTCTGTTGCTGTACTACTGTTTTTGCACACGAGCCTACTCCAATTCACCTTTGGCCACAACCCGACCCAATTAGTAATCTTGATCCAATCACAACTAATAGGTGTTGGATTACAAAATATAAACCAGGTGAATTACAAAAAGTTTGTTCCGAATGGGTGTATGGACCTTGGTACTTATGTGGGAATGAATGGCATCGTAAGGCAACACGTCAATGTTATTGGGAACAAACTCCAGGCCGAGTAGTAAAAGTATTGATGCCCTGTCCTACTGGTGTAGTAATTGGAAATGAACCTATTGAGCACAAACGTAAGAAAAAGAAGTAGTCCTTATTTAAGGGATTAAGGATGTTTGCAAATGCTTACCTTCGTATATTAGTGACACTGGCTCACATATTGTTGGAAACATTGCGAATCCTACTGTCCCCAATAATAAAATTACAAGGCGTGGGTTGGAGATGGGTGGAAATAACTAAGTTTTTGTTTGGGAGGTAATAATAATGACACCTTGGTATTTACGGAAAAAAATGTGGGTAGGACTAGTCACTGCTGTTGCAATGATTACTTCGGATTTAATGAATAACCCAGAATTAGCAACTAAAATACTAGCTATTGGAATGACGGTGTTAGGTGCTTTTGGATTAGAAGATTTCGGCAAAGCTAAACAGGTAGTTGAGGAACAAGCTAAATTACCTCCAGAAGTTGACACAAGTAAAGCAATTGAACATTTGAAAGCCGCAATAAAAGCAAACCCGGACCTTTTGAATTAGTGCAAGTACTTGCACAAAGGAGGATACTGTGCCTCAAGACAAATACGGTCGAGAAATCATTGAAGAAGTCATTAGCCCCAAAGCTGTGCGATACCACGACCGACGAGGCACGATTTGCGTTGGGTTAGAGAAGCCCGACATGGTTGCTGCACTCGCAGCTTTCAACGATTCACCGCCTCCACGTTTTCAAGCAACAGCAGAATCCGCGACGCCCGAAAGCGAATTGCTGATCGCAGCGATTGAATCACTTCCGCCCGGACAACTGAAACGACTCAAGGCCGCATTGGCCAAGTAGGGAGACACGATGGCAACGCTTTATCTCGACCTCGAAAACGGCAACGACTCCAATGACGGAACCACGTTCGCCAACCGCAAGAAGACGCTTGCGGGTGCATCCGCCATTGCGAATCCTGGCGATACCGTGCGGATCATGGCCAGCACGACGCCGAACAGCTTGGGCGTTGACGGCACGTTTGCCAAAGGCTCCACAACGATCACGCTGGCAGCGGCTCAGAACGCAGCGATCGACACTGGCGAGTCCGCCTGGACGGCGTCAGCCAACGTGACCTGCACGACGAACACAACTCGCAAGCAAGGGGCCACATCGGCGAGCATTGCGATTGCGTCTGGTTTCACGACCGGGCTGGCGGCGTACAAGGATTTCGGCTCGACCAACTTCTCTGCCTATCAGCAGATTTCGTTTTGGTTCATGCAAACGTCAGGCACGCTCGGTGGATTCGACATCAAGCTCTGTTCGGATGCGGCAGGTGCAACCCCGGTCGATACGTTTAGCATTCCGGCGGCAGTCATTACTAACGGATGGAACCGCGTCACCATCAATCTCGGCTCCGCAATGGGAAGCTCGATTCAATCCGTCGCGTTCTATGTCACGACCGACAGCGGAGCACAGACGTATTTGATCGACAACATGGTGGCTTGCAAAGCTCCTGGCACTGGCGAACTGACGCACAAGACCCTGATCGGGAAACAAAAGTCACTCGGTGCGGGTGGCGACGATTCCGAGACGTGGTACGCGATTCGAGCCATTGAAGGAACGACCATCACACTCGACCTGCTCAACAGCAGCAACGCGGGCAGCACGACAAACGGGCGTTATTGGGGCACGAGCGAGACCGTAACGGCTTACTCACTGTTTCCGTCTTATGTTCCGACGAGCGTTGCGACGGCTGATTTACAATGGACGGCAGGCGGAACCGATACGCAGACGCTCACGATATCAGGCGGTTGGAACCGGACGGACATGACAACTCAGACGGGACAGACGTGGTTGGTTCAGTCCATAACTAATTCCGCCGCAGTAAACTTCGCAGCGCCGTATTTAGCAATCTCAAAGCTGAATTTTGCTTTGCTTGCCGCATCGGTATCTTTTCTCTGCCATTCTTCAACGGTGTCAGTCTGTCAGTGCATCCATTCTGTTTCTATAAACATGATCGGCACGTCGCTAACGTACACAGGTGTTGTGTTATGCAATTCAACTGGCAGTATTGTGCCAACAGGCGCATTACACACTGGGACCGTGTCTGTATATGCAGAGGCTAGTAGTCTTGGTGTCAGCATAACCAACCTAGTCGGTGGAACAATTACGATAACCGATGAGTCCGTGCTTTGCTTGGTTACTAGCAATGCCACCACAAAACTCATCTTCAACGGCACGACCTACGGCAGCTTCGGCGATGCCAGCTCTGCCGAAGCTGTCCGAACGGAACTCACAACCGAACTCGCTACCGTCGTGAAGCTCGACGACACGCTGGAAGATGATGGTGGCACATACCGCTTCACCACAAACGCACTGGAGCAAGCACCATCAGGCGGGGGTGGCGGTGGAGATGCGACAGAAGCAAATCAGACAGTCATCATCGACGCGATTGCCGCGCTCAACAATATCGCGGCGTCTGACGTTGTGACGGCTCTTGGAACCGGTTCAACGCTGACGACTCTTGCGACTCAAGCGAGTGTCGATACGGTCCAAGCCTCAGTCGATCTAATCGGCGTGGCAGGCTCGGCAGTCTTCAAGGCGGCGGAATCTTTCACGCTGACGACCGGAACGCAATCGAGCGGAACCTACACCGACACAACTGGAGTTGATGGGGTTGCGCATCAACTGACCGACACAGCGGGCACGCTGGACTGCTATTACCAGTTCGAAATCGGCAGCGAGGGTGTCCCATCGAACGTAAAGATGATCGGGCGACTCAATGGATCGAATGACACGCTCACCGTTTATGCGTGGGACTGGACGCTCTCGCAGTGGGAGCAGATTGGCACACGCGCCGGCACTGGCGGCAGCACGAACAGCACAAATAACCACGACCTGCGAATCGCTCACGTCGGAACTGGCGGCAACGTCGGCAAGGTGCGAATCCGCTACTTTTCCAACACGCTGACATCCGCAACTCTGTATGTCGATCAAATTCTTATCAGCCATGCAATCATTGTTCGCGAGCTATCCTCCACTGGAAACGCAGCGGTTGCGAGTGCAACGAGAACAGAATTGGCCATAGAACTCGCAATGATTGATGAGAATGTTTCCGCTCCTAAAACATTGGACAGTAGCCTTGATATTTACCATGCTGATATTCAATTTAACCAAGATGGTGCTAATGATGAATATACAGCAACTTGGTTTAAGAATGGCGTTCGCCAAGCATCCGGTATTACTGTTCCCACACTTCAAGTGGTTAAACGTAGTGATGGGACCGATTTAATTGCAGCAAGTGCAATGACTGAAATTGGTAGCACAGGTTCATATAAGTTAAACAGTGCTACTGTTACTACGTTAGGTGAAACATACTTAGTGTTGGTAGTTGCCACTATTGCTGGTGGTTCAAGGACTTTTTCAAAACTTATTAACAGGGATGCTTAATTATGCCACCAAATAGATGGTTAGTAATGTGGTATATCCAAAGTGACCTATTTATGGAGCAACCCGAAATTACTCCTCCCAGTGGAGCAGCGTTTAATCAATTTGCATTAAATCCAATAATGGTAATGTAGTGCAAGTACTTGCACAAGGAGTGTATAATGAGTCAAACAGCAGGTTCAGCCACAGTTGATAGCACAGGGGAATATGTGTTTCAAGCCACAGGGGGCTGCTCCATATTTAGGGTGGTATGTGATAGTGAATCTGGTAACAATGCACTAGTCAATATCCCAGGATTGCATGATGCTGGTGAATTTTTCCCACTTGCCCCTGGGGAGTTAGCTGATTTTAGGTTAAATCATGGGGGCATTCGTGCAGCATTTGTAAAAGGTGATGGAGGAGATGCGGATATACGATTTGGAATAATCTCTCGCAGTTATAGGTAATTAAATGTCCAACTATGCAACAATTGATGAGTTACAAGATTTCAAAGTAGCTGGAGCTACTATTGACCTATCGGTATATAACTCATACGAATTACAGGATAACCTTGATATTGCGGAAAGTATTGTTGAATCCTATGTGAACACGATTTTCTATGAAATTGAGCAATCAATATATTTTAGTGGGAATGGGAACCAAAACCTTTATATTGCACCTTTGTTAAACTACCCAATCATAAGTGCAAGTGTTTGCACCGAGGTTGATGAAAATGACATAGTGCTTTGGACGTACACCGAAGGTGTTGATTTTGTAATAAAACCTTGGTACTTGTCAAAAAACTGGAATAGGCTATCATTTAGGGTAGCCAGTGGATCAACTGGACCAACTTGGCCAAGGGGTTGTAGGAATATAAAAGTTACAGGTACTTGGGGGTATTCGGATGTGCCAGTCGAAGTTAAACGAGCTACGCTTTTATTAGCAGCAGAAATTAGTATACCAGGATCATCTGGATTAGCTAGTAATACTATAGCTAGACAGGAGTGGGACGATTATAAAGTCCAATTTAGGGGACTAAGTCAAAATCCTCCTGAACCATCTGATTCAACTGGATTTGACTTGGTAGATAGGTTGTTAGATAAATGGAGGTTTAGGCCTGATATGTTTTTAACTTGTGAAAGCCATTTGCCAAATTTTGATCAAAACATCCTGGGCATTGTTTAATAAGGGTTGACAATGTCTATAGGTGGAATGACAGATAAAGTTGACATATTCACATATACCCTGGTAAGCGATGGGGCCGGTGGCCTTGTTCAGGATACAAAGGACTATCTTTATCAAAACATATATGCTAGAATATCCATAATGGACGCCAAGACCCAATTGGAATGGTTTGGTTTCTCTGGCAAAAAGTTGTGGAAAGTCTTACTACAATACTCAAGGTTGCTAGACAATGTTGGTGAATACTACATTACACTAAATGTAGCCAGCCCTACTAGTGTGGTCAATCAAGGTGAAATATTTAGGATTATTGAAAGTCGGCATCAACGTAATGAGTCCAATGTTTTCCATCATACTTCTTTGGCCATTGAAAAAGATGAATCGGCGGAAGAATAATGTTATTTAAACTTTCAACAAATAAATTGCTACAAAGTAATAAGAAATACCTAAAGGAACTATTCGACTCTATTACTACACAAGTTGGAAGGACCAACATACGGGTTGCGTTGGTACGAGAAATTGATGAGGTAGTTGAAGAATCTTTGAATGATATTGTTTTACCCGCCATTCAAAGGAACTTAGTTTCAAATAATTCTATATTTACTTCAACACTTCATAATAGTTTGAAGTTCTCAAGCGATGGCCCTGGGAGGGTGGTGCTGGATGCTGGACCAGCCCAGCACTATGCACTGATTTTGGAAAGGGGTTCAAAACCTCGCCAAATTGATCCCAGGGAAGAAGGTAATATAATTCGGTGGGTTATTTATAAGCGTCGTGTTGATGAGGAAACTGGCAAGGCTGTGGCACAACATGTGATTAGGCGTATTGAGAAAAAAGGTAATGTCCCACATCCCTATATCGAACCTGCCTTGCAGTTAATGATGCCAGTAGTGCAAGATATTGTGAAACAACGATTAGGTGCAGTTTTAAGGCCATAATATGCCAGGTGATGCCACATTCCTTGAAGCACTGGTCACAGCATTACAAGCTGATGTGGGTGCAGGTTCATTAGTGGCGTTAACAGGGCACACTACACCTAATCCTCGAATACTTCGGGGCAGGCCACCAAAATTAGGGACAACACCTTTCCTTGGTGTATGTGAATATCCTAGCACCCCTTTAGTGAAAGATCACACTTTTATTAAAAGGTATTTAGTTTCAATCATAGCTTTTGCAGGTAAGGACATAACAGCTATTCAAATAAGTGACAGGGTTGAAGTACTATTTCACAAAATGAATGAGGACAATAATAGCTATTTTGATTTTACAAATGAAGATGTAAAAATATATTCAGCACTATGGAAAGGCCGTATAAAGGCAAAAAAAGACGATGATTTAGATGTATATTGTGATGAGAACCTTATTGAAATAATCGCGAATCCTTTTCAAGGCTGCTCATAGTGCAAGTACTTGCACTAGTGAGATTGTTTACAAGAAAGAGAGTTTGAAATGCCTAATGCTGATAATATCATTATTGGTGCAGCCGTTGTTTATATCAATGGTGCTGACCTTGGTTATACTAAGAACGGCCAAACCGTTCGGTACAAGCCAGAATTCGTAACAGTCGTGGCCGATCAGGCAAACGGAACGGTGCGAAAGGGCCGTTCTCAGGAATCCATGTTCGTTAGGTTTACGCTATTGGAAGTTAGTTTGGAGCAGTTGCGTATTGCCATGATGCAACCGACGAGTAACCTTGTTGCACCTTATACTACCTTGGTGTTGGGCTACAACGACGCTTGCTTCACGGACGAGGTGGAAATTGAGTTAGTGGGGTCCGGTCCCGATTGTGGTGTGCGTACCTGGAACTTTCCGACATGCGTTATCACGGATGCAGAACGTATGTATGAAATGAAACGTGATCAGGAAGTCATGTTCGAGATGGAATTTGAGGTTTTGAAAGATACCTCAGGAAACTTCGGAACCGTTGTGGATTCCTAAGCACACTTTGCTAATATGGTATTTTTGACTACCTTTGAAAGGAAAATGACATGGGACAGAGTTATACAGATGTTGGCGGATTTGGTGACTTCGATGTTGAAGTCAGTAATCCTTCCGGCACTATTGTTCGGTTCACATTGCAAGATGATGCGAATCGAGTCACACAAATTCGGTTGATTCAAGCTATTTTGAAAGACGCTATCCAACAGTTTCTTGATGATAACCGAGCTACTTTGGATGACAATGGCGACGCAGCGGTAACTGGTGAAGACACCCGTTACCCTGGTGATGGCTTCCCCAATTTTACCTGGGTGTATGGTAGCAAGTATGGGCAGATTGAACTCACATCAGTTTATGGACTTGATGTAGAGGATACTATTGTTTGCGGCATACCTTACCTTGATATTGTGTAATTAAAGGAGATTAAAAATGGACATCAATATGGAAATTCCTTCTTCGTTTACTACTAAAGATTTTAATTTAGCAGCATTTTTGTGGTCATTTAAGAAGGATGACAAAAAAGCACAACTTTCAAAGTATGATACTATTCAAGAAGGAAATAGCAAAGCAGTGCTCTATTTCACGTTCCTCTTACCAGCAACAAAGGAGGAGGTTAATACATTAGTAATGAGCTATTATAATGGTGCTTGTCAAGTGGAGCCAAAGGAATTCACATCGGCTCAAGGACGGCTTAAAGACCTCATTCATAGCCAGAGAAACTAATTAAAAGATTTAATGTACATTTAACAATGGAGATTACCATGTCAGATGTTTTTGTTCCCCCAGTGCATGAAATTACTATTAAGAATGAAGTTGTAATTGTCAAAGACCCTTCTTTGAAAAAAACATTGATTATGCTGCGTGATGCAAAATCAATGTTACTTAAACTTACGACATTAGGCACTGGTGAAGGTGTCGATTCAATCGGTAATTTGGCGGAATTGCTTGCCGATCCAGAAGTATTCAAAACATTTTGTAGTTGTGCAAGTGCTTGCACTAGCAAGTCAGTTGAATTTTTTGAAGGTACTGACGAAGTTGATGGAATTTCATTAGGAGAGGCCGCTCAATTATTGGATAAAATGCGAACAGCCATTAATTGGGAGGTACTCAAGGAGCTTTTTCGCAAAGTCCTTCCGACAATGTTGAACAATCAAACGACCTCACCGAATTAGTGAGTTCAATTGATCCCGTTGGAAGGTTAGTAGACACATTAGCTAATATATATCACTGGACTATTGAGTATATATTAGATCAGCCATACACAGCATTGAAAGAACTCCTGAATGCCGTCAAGTTGCGTGAGTATATGGAAAGTATTAAGCTATTTAGGTTATATAATTTAGCCCAAGGTGGTGATCAACAGCAAGTTGAGAAATTCTTTGAGCAGTTAAAACCTAAAATAGCAAATACTACTAAGTCGGTACGGGAGGATAGCACTGTTGCTTTTGAAGCAATGGATTTATCAGGATTTTCGTATATTAAAAAGGATTGAATTTTTGAAGTTCAGTAGCACTTTTGTTACTGAACTTTTTTCATAGGTGTATTTCTTGAGATAAGTTGAGGTGTATCATATTCGGTACTTATTTGCTCGAATTTGTTGCCAGAGTTGATGGCTTTATTGGTGGTTTGAATCAAGTTCAAACTGCCTTTAATGGCGTTACTCAACAGGTTAAATTACTGTCTCAAGGTATTGATACACAACTCAATAATCGTATACAAGCTGCCCAGCACAGGCTTCAAGAATTTCGCAGGGCAATGCATACTGGTGATATTAATAATACAGTATTTGCTGCTGTTAGGAACAGTATTCGTGAAACTGAGGTACAGATACGGCAGTTAACAAGGCAGGTTGCACAAGCTCGCTCATTGATGAGCAGGACACCTGCCGGTTCAGCAGAACAGTGGACACTGAGTACACAGATTGCTACAGCGACTACACAGTTAACAAATTTTCGAGCACGACTCACGGACATGCAGAATGTTCGGACTTTTGGAAGTTTGCAACAGGATATTATAAATGCTGGTAGGGAATTACGACGATTACAGGATCAAATACGATTAGGTGCTGCTGCACCACGTCCTACTGGCATGACGGCAGCACAGCATATGGCCAATCTACGTGCTGAGGAAGCCGCAGTAATGGTCCGTATGAATGCTATGAGGACACAGCAGCAGACATTGGCAGGAGACCCCTCAGTTCACAGGGCACTGCAAGAAATGATGGCTCGTGAGGGTCAATTAATTCAGCAAATTACTAATGAGAAAAAAGCTAATACAGATGCTACAAATGCATTAGATAAAGCAAATCGTGCAACATGGGAAAACTCACAAGCACTAATTAGGGCCAACTTACAGTCTTTGATTACTACAGGTAGTTTGCTTTCACAAATTGGAGGGCAACTTCAAAGGCTCGGTGTAGCTGCCACTGCAATCGGAGTAGGTTTCTTACTACTTGGTAAGAACATCATAACCACTGGTGCGGCCTATCAGCAATCAATGGATACTGCTAGGTCTGTTATTAGTAATATGAATACTGGTACTAATGAAGCAAACCAGTTATTTAAGAGCCTTGAAACAACAGTCCTGAAATTAGCTGCCACTACTAAATTCACAGCGGTTGAAGTAGCGGAAGGTGCTCGTTTTCTTGGGCAAGCTGGTTTGTCCGCTAAGGAAACTATGGCAGCACTGCCTGCTGTCCTTAACTTATCAATGGCTGGTTTCGTTGAACTTGGTAGGTCAGCAGAAATTGCTGCTGACTTTATGAATGCCTTTCAACTTAGTGGTATTGAAGTCACTAGGGTTGTAGATATCCTCACCAAGGGCGAAGTTGTCGCTAACACCACACTCCTCCAGTTGGCAAATGCTTTTAGCTTCGCTGCACCTGTTGCAGCTTCAATGGGCCAAACTATTGAAGACACGGCTGCTGCTTTATCCATACTTTCTAACAGTGGTATTAAGGCCAGCCGTGCCGGCACTGGCCTTGCTCAAATCCTGTCAGGACTAGTGCGGGACGTTGATAAAACTAGTAAGTTGATGGAACGGTATGGTTCTAGCTTTGAAGCTGTTAACCCTCAAATTGTTAGTGTTATTGACATCATCAAAGAATTCAAATTAGTTGGTGTATCTGCGGCAGATGTTTTGGATCAGTTTGGGGAACGTGCTGGCAGGGCAATGTTGGCATTGATGAATGCCCCTGTCAGTAAAATAAATGAGATTTCCGATGCTATTAACAATAGTTTTGGTGAGGGACTACGACAAGCCTCACTGCGTTGGCAAAACCTCAGTGGTGCTTTGGTTGAATTCAAGTCTCGTGTTGAATCAATCAAAATTCAAGTATTTAAGAAGGTTGAAGAGGATATCAGGCGAGTTGTTGTCACATTAGTAGGATTTTTGGATCAAATACTTGAGTTACTGAAAAACCCCGTATTCACGGACACAGCTAGATCAGTAATCTATTTAACAACTGCGTTATCTGCCATACTAGTTGTGTTTGGCACAGTTTCTGCTGCGTTAGGCACTATGCTTGCAGTTGTAGGTGGTTCAATAACTCAGTGGAGTAGCCTCGCATTAAGTGCTCAAGCAGCCTCTGCACAATTAACACACGCAGCAGGTGCAGCCACACTAAATACTCGTGCCTTGCTTCAAATGGGTGTGGCACAAGGTTTGGCTGGACAAGCATTACGGAATTATGCAAGGCAAGCAGCCGCGTCAAATGCCACACTTATAACATCTTCCACAGTGTTAAATGCTCAAGTAGGTGCAATCAATCCTACTTTATGGGGAAGTGTTGCAAGGGGTTTAACAGAAGTAGGTGTATTGCTGCGACACGCTTTAGGCATAGTTGGTTGGCTGGCTGCTGCAATCACACTTGCTGCTATCGCTGTGTATGGATTTGTGAAAGCATGGAAACCAATTGAAGGTATGGAGGACAGTATTGGCAGTGGTGTTAAGGTAATGCAAGTATATGTGCAAGTTATTAAAGATGCTACAGAAGCAATGAAAGAGTTGAATAAACAACGTGCTACTAAGCACATGCGGGAAGCTCCTAAAGATGCTAGTAATCCTAATAACGCAATGGGGACTACTGAGGAACAAAAAACTTCTGTACCACTCATAACACAAGCACTTTTTTTCTTAGAAGCAGCTTGGCGGGCAGTTTTGGATGCTTACGCGGAGTTTGTGGCTACTTTCTATAACCCTATTTTTGTTTGGTTATTGGGTTTTATATATAAATTAGGATTGGCATTAGTAGACCTTGTGGGGACTGCTGGAATAGGTGCTGTAGTCGCTGCTTTATTGATATTAGTAGTGGTGTTGAAATCAGTTTCTTGGATAATTGAAAAGGTGTTGTTAGGGTTCATCGGGCTGTATACATTGGTTACTACGCTTAGCCTTGATAAAGCTGTAGCGGAGATGGAAAAGTTCCGAAAATCTATTCACGGTGTAGATGGAACACTTGGCAAAGTTGAAAAAACATTAAAAGGAACTGGACAAGCATTTGGAGCATTCCTCAATAACTCACAAAAAGCTATTCAATTCCAAATGGGAATTGCTAGTGACCTTGTAACAATGGTTGGACTAATAAAGAGGTCTAATGAAAACCCAGAAAGTATGGGTGCCTTAGATCGTGAACGATTGTTGAAACTCAAGGAGCAATTCGGACAAACTTTTGAGGAAATTGAAGATAACATTCGCAGTGCCCAAAAAACCTTGCTTGCTTTCTACAACAAAGTTGATAAAGATACATCAGCACAGCCAGGAAGTAAAGAAGAGGATACAAAGGCATTCACACTTCAGCAACTTACGCAAGAAAAAGAACGGCTGGATGAAAACCTTAAAATCATCCAAAAGTTGAAAAATGAAGGTGTTGAACTAAACACTATTGACCAAGATAGGACTGGGATAAACAAGCTCAAAGAGCAAATCAAATTGAATGATGAATTGAAAAAGCAAGCAGAAGATCGTAAAGATTATGTTAAACAAGCTGAGGATGAGTATTATCGGATTATTGAAAAGAGGTTAACCGGGCTGGAGAAAGAGAAACATGCGGTTGAGAAACTGACTGAAACATGGGCGGAGTATTACTCAGGGTTGGTAACTAAAGCCGATGCAAATATCGAAGGTGCTGAAGTCACGTTAGGAAATAAGCAAAAGCAGCTAGTTATAGATATGCTGGAATTAGAAAAATTTCAGGATGAGAGGGAAAAGCTGCGAAAAGAAGTGGAACAAGGGCAAGTTGCTGGAGCTAACAAGGATAATAACTTAAGGCTGTTTGATGTGAAAACAGCAGAACTATATGAAAACAAACTAAAGAATATAGAAGCTGTCAAAGAAGCTATTAAGCTAATTGAACAAAAGCTATCGGACTTGGCAAAAGACAAAGTTAAGTGGACGGAGAAGGATGTCAAAGTACATAAGGAACTTGCACTAAGGTTACAAGAAGCATATCAAGTTGAAATAAAAGCCCGTGATGAATTCTTACGGGATCAGCAAGTTCGTGCCGCAAAAGCACGAGGTGATGACCTACTAGCAGCTAAGTTGAGTAATCAAAAAGCATATGAGGAAGAAGTTGAACAAGCTAACAAGATTTTCAATGTTCACAACGATGCCAATGGTAGGTACAAAGCAGGTGCTATTAAAGCTGCACAAGAAGCAAGGGATGCTAAAAACCTAATGGCGGAGAAGGATGACAAAGAAAAGAAGATGAAAGAGTCACTTGGTAAGCTGAAAGAAGCAGCTAATCCATTATTGAAAGTACATGAGGAAGCAGCACAAGCATTGGCTAAACAAGTTAAGTCAGTGCAAGATTTAATTGCGTTGTATAATGTAATGTATATGATTCGTATGAATCAAGAACGTAGGGCGTTCATATGGGCAAACGCAGCCGCAGCAGAACAACGCAAAGCTGTTTTAGCGATGCAAAGGGCTGACGCAAATCCAGATAACCAGGGTTTGCAAATGGGTGCTGTAAAAGCACAGCAACGTGCTAGTATCTTCACAGCATTTGCAGGTAAAGCAAGTACTGATGCAGGTATTGCCGGTGTGCATAAGGATATTGGTCAAGAAGTGATTGGAAGCACACTTATTGGAGGTTTTGGCACAGTTGTTAATGTGCTGACAAATAAGTTTGATGAAACAATAGGTGTATTACATATTATCAATGCCCGTTTGGGTGGAAAACAAGTGCAAGCACTTGCACCGGATGATAAAGAAAAAGCATTGAAAGCAATGGCACTTGCTCCACCAGGGGTGGGGGGATTGCCAGCCTTTGAAAAAGGTGGAGTAGTTCCAGGTAATAGCACAAGTGGTGATAAGGTGCTCATTCGTGCTAACTCTGGCGAACGTATACTTACAGCGGAGCAAGATAGGAAACGTAAGCAGGATATGGAGGCATGGTCACAATTTGTGGATGCCAACACTAGCAAGGAGATGCGTGCAGCACCTGCTGGAAAACATGCTACGGATACGTTGATGCACATTTTGAGTACCCCTGCACAGTTTGTTCGTAATTGGATTGCTGGTAAGGACATGGGTGCTGGTATTGTAGGAAAGGATGAAGGAGCTACCGGCAGTGAAGTAAATACACAGTTGTTTGGTAATGTTGATGATAAAGTTAGGCAATCTTTACATAGTGTTGGATTTCAAGATCATTATGGACAATTTCACGGATACACCCCAAAAGTTGATGATCTGCCAGGAAAAGGTAAATCTGGTTTTATCACTGAGGCACTTATTGATCCTTTGAATGCTGCGGGAGGGCTGCCTGCAACTTTCATGCGAGTGGGGCGAGCAGGCAAGGGTTTATCAGGTATACAACATTTAGGTGACTTAGCTAACACTGCAAGGGGTACAACAGGACTTGAACGTGCATTACTGCCTACATTAGCCGATGTACATGGATTCCCAGTGCAAGCACTTGCACCAACAGCTATGGAACGCATCAATGCCACCATAGCTCGGCAGGCTGCTGAAAAGAAAATTGTGGAAGCACTTGCACTAAAAGCAATTACTCCAAATGAGGCTGGATATTATAGCCAACTTGCAAAAACTATTGCTGATTTGAAGCAGGATAATTTCAAGGGTCCAAATGGAATAGCACGAGTACGTGATTTGATTAGCAAAGGTGCTAGTAAAGCTGAAATTGAGGCCATTGGTATTGAACAATTCTTGGCCGGCAAGGAAAATGTCACCAAGAAAGAGTTGCTTGAACATACACTCAATAAATCAGTGTTGCCAACATATGAAGAACTTGGCAAACCTGCAAAAGCACTTACTGATTTGACTTGGTCTGAGGGGTTTTCCAATCCCGTTACTGGAAAATTTAGCACTGAGGAAACAGTTCGTAAGTTTAACCCAGATTACAGGACATGGGAAGGGCACTCTATTTCTGAAGGAGGTGGGTTTAGGATCATTAAAGTCAATGAGGAGTCATTTAATGTTGTTTCACCAGGAAAAGGTAATGCTAGTTTCAATAATTTGGAAGAAGCTAAACAATACGCAATTTCAGGATCATTAGGAAAACCTACTCACTTTGAATCATATACTACTCCAGGTAGTATTCCAGGTACATATAGGGAAGGATTTGTAAGATTACCTAAAACACAATTACCTGGGAAGTTTGAAGTATTTGATACTGTTTCAGGAAAAAACTTGGGGTGGGTAAATAGTAAAGAAGAAGCGGAAGTCCTTGCTAATCAACTAAAGGCCAAGTACCCAGCAGTTGACTTTGACACTGCTGAGAATGTTTTGAAAGGTGGTCAATATACTTGGAAGGACCAGCATAGTGCATTTAGCGATATTGAAAATCCAATTACTGAAATGAGGACCAGTAAATTTGATATGGGGAAACAAGGCACTTCATTGCACTTGCATGAGGGACAAATTGCTCCAACACCTGAAGATGCTTTGTTAATGCCACAACATGTACAAGGTAAAGAATATGACCTAATGGTGAAGCAGTTTTTGAAGAAAGCTGCGGAGGAAGGTGTCCTTAAAGCAACTTGGTCAACAGGTCAGGAAATATTTGAACGATGGGGTAGTCAATTTGCTAAGTGGGAACAACAAACACCTGCTATGCAAAGGAAGGCAAATCGTGCTCCAATAAAACAAAAAGTCAAGGATTTGCGGGAAAATTATGAATACCTAGATAAATTGGTAAAAGAAAGGGCGGACGAGCGGTTTATTAAAAATCAAGCACATACTGTTGGAATGGATTCCAAAGAAGTTGCTGAATTATTTGCTAATCGTAATAAATTAGCAAATCCAGGCCGCGAGGCAGTTAGGGAGCAAATTCAACTAGCCCGTGATGCACAAGAAAAAGCAGCAATTCCTGATAATTTTATGGGACCAGATTTTGATAAGCTACATAAAGTTTCTGCTGAAGTTAAAACTAAAGCAGCACTAGATGCATTCAAAAATCGTCCGCCAGTAGGCGAAGTAGCACCTAGTTACCTACTTGATTACAAACAGCAAGTTGGTCCAGGAGAAGCTGAAGGATTAATACAAGGGTTGATACAACATCAAATGGGTCGGCGAGTATCTTCATTGGAGGATGTGCGAGATGTTATAGCTAATGCTGGTGATGCTAGGTTAATTGACAGGGATTTTGCTGAAAAGCTATGGAATAAGATGCAGAAGAATCCTTCGGGCGTTTCGATGCCTCGTAAGGAGTTCTTTGAAAAACTATATGATGAACAAATTCCTAATTTAATGCAAAAATATGCCGGCAAAGGTAGTGTTGGCATGGAAGATGTGTCAATGAAGTATGTGATAACCACAGTCAACAATGAGGGGAGGCAGTATGGGCAAGTTATAAAGCACACACAGGAAGAAGCAGATCAGTATATGCGTGGTTTGCCAACAGTAACTAGGAATCAAACTACAGTATCTCGTGAAGTAATTCCAGGACACGGTATCACACTAACACCTCAGTTAATTGATAAAGTTAAAAAAGGCTTCCCTGCTTATGACACAGGTGGAGTAGTTCACGGTGATTCTAGTGGTGTCCATATTGTAGCACATCCTAATGAAGTAATACTAAACAAAGGTCAGCAGGATCGCCTTGGCCAGCTAGTAGGCAGGCATCCTACACAAGTGTTTGGTGACATTGGTGTACCAGGATTTGCTGGAAAAACATCAAGTACTACTCATTTCGCAGGTGGTGGGCTAGTTGTTGGCAACAATGAGTACGAAAGGAAAGTTGTTGAGCTACTACAGAAGATTAGTGAATGTACTTGCAATGATGTGGCAAATGTGCCTAAAGTAACTGTTGTTGTACCTCAACCAATTGCAATACCTGAAGCTGCTCCAGTGCAAGTGCTTGCACCACCACCATTTGCTCCTCCAGGAACTATGCCACCAGTTACTAATAAAGCAGCAGTTCCTCCAGGTACAGTAAAACGTGATAAACCACCAGTAAAGCCAAAAGCTACTCCAAAAACTATGGGCAAAGGTGCTAGGTTGCAAAAAGAATATGAAGATGCTCAAAAAGTGTGGCAAACTGAGGGTGATATAAGTAACTATGATAAAATGGACAAGGCTCGTGAGCGTCTGGAGGAATACAAAAACAGGCCACAAGCTAAAAAACCAGAATTAAGTGATAAAGCAAAAGCATCCCAAGCTGCCGTTGAAAAACGTAAAAAGGATGGACAACCTGGATTCCTCAGTCCAGAAGCCAAGGAAGCATGGGATAGGACACAACGTAAGCAGTATCCTGAAAACTTTCATCCTGATTGGAAAGCCCACTATGACGAGGAAGAGATAGGCCGTAAACTTAAATTAGAAGAAGATGAAATAAATAGGGATAATCAATCAAGTCGTGAAAATGAAACCAACAGCGAAGTAGCTCGTGTGGAAAGTCAAGAAGCAGAGTTTAGGAAATATTCGCTTGATAAATCATATGATGAATTTCAAAATCAACAGGAAGAAGCTAGTAAAGCAGCCAGGGCCAGGGAATCTGCTAAATTAGCACAAAAGGAAGTTGATTTACAAGAACATAAAGTACATTTACTTGAAATTGAGGTAGCAAATGCTCAGGAAGCAGCTACCCGATTTCCCGGTAGTATTGTGTCGGAAGCAGAGCAACAGCAGCTTGAGGAAAAATTGATCAAAGCTGAGGATGATTTATTCAGGAAACAAAGGGAAAGTGAGCGAGCAAGTGCTTTAGTTCCTAGATTTGTACCAACTGAAACACCCCTTAATTTAGTACCTAAGAGTGAGTCACCTGTTCAATCAACAGTCCCGCAGCCTTCAGGGTTACCAGCACCACAACCACTTAGTGATATTGAAAAAGCCTTCCAATACTTATTTGAACCCTTGCAATTTTTTAAAGAAGCAGTTCAGCAACTAACGATTAATTTACCTAAATTTGGTGGTGTTAGTTACGAGAATTTTGCCAGTAATGTTGGCAGGAACTTGACACCAGATATATCAGGTGCTACTAATCCAGGTAGTTTGTCAAAAACTGAGAATACACTTGTTGACAACAGGACAGTGACTATTGATGTTAAAAATGAGATTGATGCTGATAGGTTTCAACAAATGCTACAGCAATCACTTGTTCAAACAGGTTTCAGTGCTTTGAATGTTTGACAAAGCAGTGGTAAAAGGCTACAATAGGCAACCTTTAGGAACATGATATGACTCTATCAGTTTGTAACCTCAGCAATATCGGGTTATCCATTGATCTGGATTTACCTGTATCTTTTAAGTACCTGCCGTATGTGCCGAAGAAGCGGAACAGTGTAAAGAAGACAGCTAATTCAGTTGTCACACAAGCTGCTGCTCCTACTCAAATTGTGCATGGTGATGGTATAGTTAGTTGGCGAGTTGAAGATTGCCACCCGGAGGAATTTGAGGAAATATTTGTATTATATAATACTGCTGACCTAATAGTATACTCTTTTACGGGCTATTGGAACGACAATCTTGAGGTGTATTTCAGTGATCTGAAAATTGATAAAGTATTTGGTAGATTTTTTAGTATTAGTGGTGAATTCCAGGTACTCAGTATACTTGGAGCATATGAACCATATACCGGAATTTCTTGTGAATATTAGTAGTGCAAGCACTTGCACTTGGAGTTAGTGAATGAGTAAGATTGCCCAGACATTTGAATTTGAGGTCGATCAACCTTCAATTGTGTGGAGGTCTGATATCATATTGGAAACGCCAACACTGCGTTTTCCTTTGGATGAAGTCAGGTTTTGCCCACAAGTTTACTTACTTAATGGTTTTTCAGCAGGGATAACACTGTACTGGAATACCATTGCAGGTGCTTCTTTTTATGTGTTACAAATATCTGATAACCAATCATTCTCTGGGCCAAATATTAGGGGCATAAAAACTGTTGATACTGAGTTTGAATTAAATTACTTAGAACATTTGCGGGTGGGGGATCAATTTTTTTGGAGGGTGGCAGCATATAATGCAACTGGTGGTGCTTCAGTAATGTCTGAAGTACGCAGCATTAAAATCGCTTGCCCTGAAACACAAGGAGTCAGTTTCAATAATGAAACTAGTAGTTATGCTGACATTGCTTCTCCCCAAATGTGTGATAACACAGGAGTTAATATTGAACTAGGTGGGCCGAGCTGGGTTAGGAAAACAGACAGTGATCGTACTTGGGTACTTAATGTCAACTATGATTGTGATTCATTTGAAGGACATGAAGTAAGGATTGAGGATGTTATTTGGGAAATTAGGCAATCAGCCCAAGCACCTGTCACGGTTGACACAGATACCAATGATTACATTAAACTAGATATTGCTGCATATGATGAGGAGTGGTTTGAGATAATTGCTCATGTGATATTTGAGTTAGTAGGTGTTGGATTATTTGAGTGCCAAGCTAGTAAGAAAGTATTGATTGAAGGTACTCCTGTCGGTGGCGGAGGAGTCGGAAACGAATGGATAGATTTTAGTGTTTACCAACTATGCCCTGCACTACCTAGTGGTAGTATTCAAGCTGTTTGGGCACAAGTGACGGGCACATCTTGTCAAACATCCGTCAACATTGGTGACACTGTTTTGATATGGGATATCCTTGGATGTTGGTTTAATGTACCGATTGAATTACTTTCAACAATGAAAGGCCGGGCGGACTTAGCAGCAGGACAAGGTGAAAGTGTTATATTTTGTGCAGAAACTTATGATTTGTCAGGATGTTATTGGAAAGTCTCAAGCCTTTGTTGTTATGAGGAAAGTTACTAAATGACTTTGCCAATTGTTTCACATGGGCCTGAGAAATTTAGGGGTGGCCCACGTTGTCCTGACCACCATGAGGGGGTACGCACTGGCTACCCAGATTGGTGTTGCTGTTGTGATCCTTGCTTATATATTCGCCCACGTCCTAACGAAGTAGGAGGACCTTTTGATGTTTCGGCATATTCTTGCCGATGTGTTCCTATGTTAATTTGTGCGACATTTACACCCGACCCTGGAAGTGATCCTTGTGCTAAGGTTATTCAATCAGTAGCTTTCCCTACCTTTAGTGAGGATATTGTACCTGGTACAGTTTCATATGATTTTGGATTTGATATTCAGGTCACTGTTTTATCTAGTGTTTGGAGGTTTTTTTCGGATAGTCACAGTATAGATCAATCATATGACATAGATCATGTCAATATAACTTGCTTGCAATTTCCAGAAGTATCTATCACAGGTATTGTAATTGGCACTGTTACAGGAACAGTTACGTTTAGTGAATTTGCTTCTTCAAAAATTCCTTTCAGCAATCGACAGGCCACTGATGAGAGTGAGCGAGATACTTATCCAGTTTCAAACACTGATTGCAGTTGCTACTCAGCGGCAGGAAAATTATGTGTTAATGGACGTAGGCATGTCAATGGACCAATAGAGCAAGTTGAGTTCCTTTGGAATGAAGATTTGCAGGATCGCTGGGAGTATTTGCCTCCTTGTGGAGACCCCACATTACATAGTGAAGTTATCTACCTCCGTGGTGATGATGATGGTAATTGTTACCTAGAGTTTGATTTTGAACAAACAGGAGCTACAACTAATGATTGGGCTAATCCGCCGACAAGCGATGGTGACACTGCCAAGATGACTGCAATTACTACCTGTACTTGTGAATTGTTTGTACAATCCTCAAGTACAGGTAGTCGTTTTGTAACCATTACTGGTGGCAGGTGTGCTGAGTATCAGTATATTTGTGGATCATGTAGATGCGTTCCAACGTACCTTTGTGTATTTGGTGAAATTGATGGTACTTTTATAAACTCTCGTGCGACTTGGTATTATGATACAGGCAACGACTATGGATGGTTGTTGGAAGACTCTCCTGACATATTAATTAAAATAAAAGGTGCTTGCACTGTTAATGCAGATGGAATAACAATATACTCAACCGATCCTGTGAAACCTTGTGTGTTGTTTGCACGGGAATTGAGTGGCGATCAGGCAGCATTGACGGAAGATTCTGATCCTATTAGTTGTGGTTTTGAGTTATCCGCAAACATGGAAGTAAGGACCGATGCTAATCCTTTAATTGATCGGGAAAATTGGCTATGGGTTAGTAGCAGTATTTGTGGGTCTTGTGCCACCACAACTTGTGGGATGTGCCCAGATCAATGTGGATCAAATCCGTTAGTTTTATACTACTTTTTAAGGTGTATTGATAATGGGCCAGATGATCCAGAAGACCCTGATTTTGGTATTCAAACTTTCTGTGATTTAACGGTTGAGGTTCATTATTGGCAACGGTGGGATGAAACAACTCGTGGAATTCCTAAATGCGGGTATTTGGGGTACTCTGCTCCAATAACATGCGGAGAAGATATTTACAGGATTCGAGTATATGCAGATGATTTTGGATTAAATCCAACCATTGAACGAGCTTACCTGTCAGGGCCAGTGTTTGATAAGTATGGTCCCACAGGAGATTGGACAGGAGACCCCACTCTTACTGTTGTTGGGGAAGCATTAGAGAATCCCATGAAAAGGCTTCAAAATGGTGATAACCTGACTATGGGAACACTTTCTTGTGATCCAGTACTTTGGGAAGGTAGCGGTACTGCTGGAATTTGGTGTCCTTGGTGTTGTGCTACACATATGGACACATTTGAGGTAACGGTATATGAATGAGGATTGCACTAAATTTGTGGTGGGCAGCAAGGTTCGTAAATTGTGTGATGAAGGTAATTTACCACCACGCAATCAAACACAAGTTAGTAAACGTAATATCGAAATTCAACCTAATAAGGTAGTCACACAAAATAAAACTGCTGTGGTTTTTCAACAAACTTCAAGGCCGAAAACTGTTGGGTGCTGTGGTGGAAATACTAAAGTGCAAGCACTTGCACCAGCAAGTACTGGTCCAGGTACTAATTTAATTTCTATATTAAAGGGTGTGGGTTTTGCAGGATGCAGTGAATGTTATACACTTGCTGAAAAAATGAATAAATGGGGTGTTACAGGATGTATTGAAAATATGGAATATATAGTTAATGATATATACAGTAGGGCTTTAAAGTGGCAACAAGTTGGGATAAGGTGGTTAGTAAAATTATTGCCAGCCGGCGTGAGTAAATTAGCAATACAAGAATTAGTGCAAAAAGCTATAAGCTCAGTTAAGGAAACAGCATGAGTAGGGTGATAGGAGCAGTACGTAAGTCACAATTTAAAACACATGCCAATTACCCTGATTTATGTAATTTGCCTTTTGATAATGTTGTAAAACATTTGTTATACCATGTACTCCCATTAGGTTGGGAGCATGAGTGGGTGTTGGATAGGAATATTGAAAAGGTTTGTAAAAGTATTGATCAATTCAATGGTAAAAGGATCGTGGCAATTGCCACTGCTGGTAATGGGGATACAAAACCTTTCATATGTCCAGATAATGTGATTGATAAATTTGATCGTTTTGGTGGTAAAGATATTGAGTTTGTATTTGTTCAAAATGTTAAGAGGCTACGTGAGGTAACTAGCTTTTTAAAAATGCTTAACATGGTTATGACTGATGATCCTAACCATGTTGTTTTCTATGGGCATTGTAAAGGAGTCACACATCCCAACCCAGAGTCAGTTTGCCATACCTGGGCGGACGTAATGTATGAAACTGTTTATAATAATTGGGAACAAGTTAAGGGTACATTACAGGATCGTGGAATATGTGGTAGCTTTAAGAAGTATGGTACTTTCAGGACTCCTTTAAATCATAGGTGGCATTATTCAGGTACTTTTTATTGGTTTCGATGTGCCAGTGTATTTGTAAGGAATTGGAAAAGAGTAGACCAGGCATTCTATGGGGTGGAATCTTGGCCGGGACTAATTTTCAAGCCGGAAGAAGCTGCTTGTTTATTCCATGATAATACCAAGGATTTGTATAAGGTATCAAAAAATTATTTAATTGACAAGTTACAGGAATGGCGAGCACAAAAAATCAGTGCAAGTACTTGCACAAGGGGTATATGAATGAGCAGGTTAGTACGTGCTAAAAATGTACAACGTAGTGAGCCTATTGCAGTACCTGATCTATGTTTGATACCTTTTGTTAGTCCGACTAGGCATTTGTTATTCCATATTATGCCACTAGCTGGTGAGCACGAGTGGTGCTGGAAAAAGCATGTTAAAAATATTTGCGATTCGTTAAGTCAATTTAATGGTAAGCGTATAGTTTCGATAGCTACTCCTGGAGGTGGTGATCGAAAGCCCTATTCATGTCCTGACGATGTTATCAAAGAATTTGAACTACATGGGGCAACTGATATTGATTTTATGCTATTTAGGAATAAAAAATCACTCCGGGAAGTTGTCAGCTTTTTGCCAATGTTACAAAAAGTACAATCACTCAATCCCAGTGAGGTAGTATTCTATGGGCATTGTAAAGGCATAACACATAAACAAGATTCTATGTGCCATGTGTGGTCAGATGCAATGTATGAAACAGTGCTCAATAATTGGCAACAGGTTGAATTAGCTTTACAACATTACGGGATAGCTGGTAGTTTTAAGAGTTATGGAGAATTTAAACGAAAAAATAATCACAGGTGGCACTACTCCGGGACTTTCTACTGGTTTCGTTCGGCCAGTGCTTTTGCAAGGAATTGGCAGGACGTTGAGCAGTTCTTTTTTGGTGTTGAATCCTGGCCAGGCTTACTCTTTAAGCCACAAGAGGCCGCTTGTTTGTTTTGGGATATTCCACACACTTTACCTATTGGAGTTATGTATAATATGTGTCAAAGTAAACATGAGGCACGTATGCAGGAGTGGCGACATAGCAAATTAGAAGGTAAGGTTATGTTTGATAAAAATCCCGAACAATACCTAATTCATTTAAAAACACTAGGTGTACCAAGTATTTTCTAAGGAAACTAATATGATTTGTTTAGTGTGTGGACAACCTAATATTAACATGGAAAGTATGTGTGAATACTGTGGCAGTGAAATCAATGAACCACTTAAACCACCTTATGTAAAAGTACCTCAACTCAGCGAGGACTTGGCAACATTACATTTTAATGCCCTGCGTAATCCTGTAAAAGCTGGATTTGTTCAAATAAGCACACAACTTCGCAAAGCAAGTTTATTGGATATTCAAGGCCAACTAACAAACGCTATTGACACTATTACAAAATCCAGTATTTCATATATCCTTGGGGACAGTACGTTTAAAGGAACTTGTGATTTTATTTATGTTGGAGACTATTTACAAAGGTTAATTAATCCAAAAAAGTTCCTAAAAGATTTGCGAAATAACCTAAAACCAATGGGGGTTGTCGAGTTTTACTTGCCAAAACAAAAGGATATGCCAGGACACAGGTTTGTATTTGCAGTGCCTGCATTCTATTCAATGCTTATGCTTTGTGGATATACTGTTATTGAACGTACTATATTTGAAAATGAAGATGGATTGTTGGTGTGCTCACATTAGTCAGTGCAAGCACTTGCACTCAGGAGTATGCAAATGAATTTGACGGATTTACAAGTTATTTCAAAACCTTATCCGATATTAGTATTTGATAATGTGTTTCCCACCTCTTTGTTGCTGGCTGCTCATGCCACTTGGCCTCATTTGGAGTGGGATAACTGGCACAGGTATAATGATGAAAATTCCATAAAGTATGGAAGCAAGGATGGTCGGCAAGCCCCTCCCGCTTCTTTGACTTTATTGGATATGATGAGTGCTTTTCCATTGCAAGATTTCTTGGGACCACTTGGACTTAGTAAGTGCGATTTTTTTCCAGATTTTTCATACCATGCTGGCGGATTGCATTGTATTCAACCTGGCGGTAAGTTAGGTTGTCATATTGATGCCCTTTCACACCCACTTCGGCATTGGAGCAGGGTTGTTAATTTAATACTATATGTTACTCCTGGTTGGAAAGTAGATTGGGGTGGTGAGTTTGTTTTACATAATGATGACAAATCTTTTAACAGTGGCATAGCCCCTTTGTTTAATAGGCTTGTGTTGTTTGTTCCAACTAATGTAGCATACCATTCTGTTGCACCTATTGACCCAAAAGCAAGTACTAGGTGTGCTTTAGCTAGTTTCTTTTGGAAACAAACAAATAATGCAGAACTAAACACTACGGCTAATTTTGGATAATCATTATGAGCAATCGTTATGAGTACTTCCTTCGCAAGTTGTGGGAAATAAAAGGTGCTCCACAATTATTGAAGGACACGATATCTGCTGCATTAGCGGTTACGACAGCGGATAAGGTTAGTGATGAACGAATACAAAAAAGATTGGAAATTTGTGGTGCTTGTCCAAAAGTAGTTATAACCCCTACTGACCAACTTGCTTGCGGGATTTGTGGTTGTACAATTTCTGATAGGCACTTATTATTAAATCTCGCTTTATATGAAGAAGATACAAGCAAGAAAAAACTATGGGGATGTAAGTACCCTTCCGGCAGTAAATGGCAGAAAGAAGGCATCTAATGTCTAGTCCATTGGCTTTATCAGATTTGTATGCTTGGGAAGCAACATACTCACTGTTTAGTGGCATGTCTGGAGTTGCTCAGTTTGTAAACAAGGATTTACAATATGGTGCAGATTTAAGGTGGAATACACTTTCTATCTCAAGTGAAATTGTTGTTTCCTCCGACTTAGCTGATGACACTGCTTTTGAAGGTATTACAAATTGGCTAAGGGGCACTATTCATTCTATTGATGATGGTGTTGAAATTGCAAATAAGTACTTTACTGCAAATATCGCCTCATTCTTCAGCACATTGAATAACAAACCTATCAACACTCACTACTATGATACAACTGCTGGAACAGTGTTGTTAGATGTGTTACAAGTTTACTGTGGTATCCCAGTTACTTTGTTTTCTATAACGGCGGCTGTTGCTCCAATTATTCAAGGCGTCGTACAAGGTAGCAACGTGTGGGAAGAGTGCCTAAAATTAGCTCAATGTTGTCATTCTGATATGTTTGTACAAGTAGGTGGTGATTTAGTAATTGAACCTTGGAAAGATCATAACAGTGCTGTGGATTACGTATTACCACCTGAAGCTATTGAAAAAGTTACTAGGGTTCGCAATACGGAAAAAGGCCCATCTCGTATCAGGATTCGAGCACGTCCTGTAAGTAGGTATGATTGTGGACCTCGGCTATTATCTGGCGACCCTACTAAAGCTCCTTCAAACCTAACTAAATCTAAGTGTTATCGAAATGGGCTAGGGGAACCTTCCTCTGACCTTGTGTTAAAGAATTTGGGAGGTTCCAAAAGTGATCTTACTAATGCTAGTTTCATACTTGGGGGAGACCTTCAATTTGATTCTATGCAAAGTGCAGATTTAAAGGATGCTACAGCCACAGTACATACAACTCCCAAGGATTCAACATTCTTGGACGCAGGGACAGATTCTGAAACTGTTTATCAAGTATTTGGCAGGAATAAATCAACAGGCGAACTTGAAAATGACACAAATAAAATTAAGCCACATTTAGATAGGGTTAAAACACATGATAAAGCCCTATCAAGTTTAGCAGGTGTTCCCCCAGGAATTTTTTCTATTGGTAATAAAGACCCTAGTTTTGGTGGAAATTCCGGTGATCGAAATAAGTTGGAAATGATTGTAAATGATTTATTACTACAAGCAGAATTTGGTGTAGTAACAGATGAGTGGGACAATCAGTATATTTCCACAGGGTTCGGAGCATTCCTTATTGGAATTCGTAAAATACAAGAATTCCTAATGGGCAGGAACAAATTTAAAGTAATTACAAAGTTCCTACCTGTTTTGGAAGTTAATGATGTAATTACAATAACAGTCCCTAACACTGAACAGGAACTAACTGGCCGCATAACAGATATCCACGCAGTTGCTAATATTGAAACTAGCGAGATGCTTATGGATATAGGAATTGAGTGTTTCACAGAATTGGCTGGTCGTACTTATGTTAGTGGTAATTTACTCATCTACCCCGAACTATGTGGCATCAACCAGGTAAACTGGATTTCAAATGGAGGTGTATTTGCATTATCTGGCTACTTCGGATTCGAGGCTGGTGGAGTGGTATATCAACCTGTGTTTGTTCAAATAGGCCAGGTGTTCACATTCACTGCCGAGTTAATACTAATTAGCCCTACAGGCAGTTTTACTATTGACGATGTATCTAGTGGTGTATCCACTACTTTAACAGCTAGCGGGACAGCTACTTTGGTATATGCTCCTTTAGCAAACTTGTCAAATTTGCGTTTTACTTGCAACTCAGGGGAATGGTTTTTAAGTTTGCCTTTCTTGTCCACCTCAATAACAGTATAAAAGGATTATGAAAATGGAAATTCAAGAGTTTGAACAATTACTTGCAGAAACAGTTATTACAACTAGCTGGGAATGGACTTCCAATGAACATACTGGCGAGGTGGGGTTTACTGAAACACATATTGTTGTGGGAGACCAACTTTACCCATATACATTGGTTTTTGAAAAACTCAGGAATAAATTAGTACTTAATATCTTTGAACCCGACACTGGTAAAATTTTCGCAATTTTAACATACGATGATAAGAAGCTACGTTGGTTTGGCAGGAGTTTTATTAGTGGGTATGTTCAAATATTGGTTGGCAGCAATGTACCTGTGTGGAAAACATTGGGGAACCCCAGGAAACTTATGAAAGAAAGTGTTAGTAAGGTCAAACCTGTTAACTATGTTGATGAAATACCAATAGATTATGTAGTTCCGAAATATGACATAAGGGAAGATTTTCCTGATTTTGGTAAAACAATTCACCCTGAGTGTTGTATTGCGTTGATTGCTTGTAATAGGTTGGAATATTTTACAAAGTGTGTGCAAGCACTTGCACTAAACCCAGAATCTAAACAGTGGCCAGTGTTCCTATTTTTGGATAAACCTACTGATATTTCCAAAGATATAGACAGTGCCCAGCATATTGTAATACTAAAACAATATTTACCTAATGCTAATATCGTTTGCCGACCTTGCAATTTTGGTGCAGGAAAAAACATAATTGATGCACGTAGGCAACTATTTGATTATTTGCATTTTGATTACGTGTTCATTATTGAAGATGATGTTATAGTTGCACCAAATTACCTGGGTATGATGGTTAACCTGTGGAGTTGGTTGGTTAAAAATAAATACAAAAATAATGTTGGCATTGTACAAGGTTGGCAGTATAATGTAAGTGAACCACCAAGTAGCTATGTTGAAGTAAACATAGATAACTTATGGGCGTACTCAATGAGTAGGGAATGTTGGGATGACATAAAGGATATTGTGTACAAATATGAAAGTGATTATTTATTTAGCAGGTATAATGAGCGTCCACACAGGACTATTTTTAAATGGTACGATTCAATTCCTATTTGTGAGTTACGTGAAGGATACCCTGTCAGCGATAATAAATTATCTGTACTGAAGGGTTCGCTGAATGCAATACAAACAAACCAGGAAGGATGTGTGCTGAATGTTTTACATAAACGGGGTTGGATACGATTAAACCCCAAGGTAAATTTAGCTGAAAACATAGGTCGTAGCGGTATTGGTAAGTCGGAAGATTATGATAACATGGGGTATAGTGTTGTTAAAATCCAAACTGCCACAATCGAAAGTTTCGAGGAGTCATTATGAAATATAATGTTGCGTTTATGACCAAGGTGGACGGTGGGCAAGAGCAGCCCAAGCTACTTTCCTGCCTTTGGGATACTGACGAATTTGCGTATGTTTTAGCCGCATTTAGTGTTGGTATTTCTATATTGGATAGAAGTATTAAGCAAAGAATTCAAAAATGGGATTTGGAACAAATTTTCAGTGAATTGAAATTAAATCGTAATGGTACTATCTTTAGTGGCGAAGTTCCTCCCTATGAACAAAAGGGGCAATGGATTAAAATAAACATACTTGAAGCATACATTTGTGATAATTACGTGATTGAAAGTTACACAGGAGTACCAGTAGGTGTATTTGAATGGGATAAAACACCTTTTGCAACTGAGTTGATTGAAATAATTGCTTTTCCAATTTTATAGGAAACATTATGAAGTACAATGGTGTGTTAAAAGTAAGTGGTAAGTTATATTCAACCTTGTGGGATGCTGCGGAATTATCAAATATTCTCTCTAGCTGCTGTGCGGGTGTGGGAATATGCGATCGTAACATTCATGGGGAGGTTGTTAAGTTTGATTTGTGTGCAATATTTAGGGAACATGGTTGGGACACCACAGCACCAGGAAACGAGGGGTCAAGGACTCAGTGGGTACAGGAATATATACTAAGTCCTTATTTTGAAACTAATTATATTATTAACGGGTATAGTCATTTTTGTGATGACATAGGAAAATTTGATTGGGATAAAAATCCTTTTGCACATGAGTTAGTGGAATTTGTCGCTTTTCCAATTTTATAGGAAATCATTATGAAACTAGGTAATGAAAAACGTAAATTATCTTATTGACCTCCCAGGAAATCAGCCCCGGTCGGGGTTCCTAGTTGGTGGAAAACAATAGTTGAAGGGATTAGGAAATTTTTTCATAATCCTTGCAAATAGTAATAGGCAAGTCACTTAACAATATGTTATAATACTCGCGTAAGCACCGCACACGATGTGCGGAATGCAGCCAGATGCGAGCACGATGGTTGCGTGAGCGAAGCGAACTGAGTAGTGCAAGTACTTGCACATCAAAGTTGCACAAACAACTAAGATATATCAAATAGTCAAATCTTAGGTTAAACTATACCTAAAAAATTTTGGGGCCGACCTGTCGGTGCAAGTACTTGCATAAAGGAATAATATGATTCCTGCATATATCATAGCCAAGGATAGGCTATCAATGATACGAAATACCGTGGAGCAATGCCAGCGACTTGACCTTGTCCCTGTTATTGTTGACAACGCTAGCACATACCCACCTTTGCTTGAGTGGTATAACACGTACCCTTGTTCAAAAGTGTTCCTAAGTGAGCAATATCAACAATCCTACCCACATAGGAATGTATGGAAGCACATACTAACTAATGTGCATGATTTTATTGAAAAGTGGAATACAGAGTATTATGTTGTCACTGACCCTGACCTTGAGTTAAGCACATTGCCCGATGATACAATTGAGGTACTAAAGCGTGGATTAATTTCTGGGTGTGTTCATAAGTGTGGGCCGTCCTTGGATATTAGCAATGTTCACCAGGATTGGCATGAGAAGGTAATTGAGTGGGAGCAACAATTCTGGGAACGGCCTGTTGAATTATTTTCGGATAGTCAAATTTATTATGAAGCTCCCATAGATACCACATTTGCTCTGTATAATATTTATAACGCATCTGAACAAAAGTATTGGGATTGTAGTGCAAAAGCACTTCGAGTAGGAGCACCTTACATGGTCCACCACATACCTTGGGAGAGAGGGAAAGGTGATTGGAGTGAGGAAGATCAATATTACTTTGACCATATGAACAAATCCATAAGTTGGACCTATAGTAAAAAAGAAAATTACAATGGGGCAACAGATGTGAAGGAAGTATTATGAGGGTATTTGTTGTTGGAACAGGTCGGTGTGGTTCTAGTACTTTTTATCAGGCATGTAAAACAATTAAAAACTATACCTGTGGACATGAAACATTTGCAGGTCAAGTGCATGATTTTGAGTACCCTGATAACCATATTGAAGTAGCGGTGCAGAATGTACAAGCACTTGCACTGCTTCAAAATAAATATCCTGATGCAAGGTTTGTTCATTTAGTACGGGAAAAAGAAGCATGTATAAAATCCTTGCTTGAGCAATGCCCAGAGTATTTAAAGGCATGGGCTTTTCAAGTATTCCTGACTCATGGAGTCACAGAAAAAGTAGCGATGGCGTACTATCATTGTGTCAATAAATACCTTACAACTGTTCCTAATTTAATAACAGTTCGTTTGGAGGACTTGGAATGGTTTTGGCTAAATTTCGTAAAGTGCATTAACGCTGAGTGTGATTTTGAAGAAGTTAGAAAAATATTGAATAAGAAATACAATCCTGGAATTAATCGTGGGCGTGACAATTATGTTGAAAATTGAGGAAAATTGGTGGGAAGGTAAACACTGTTTAAGTAACCACACTCCTTGGTTAGTCCCTGAAGCAGTATACACACTTGATAGATATATAAATAAGGACGATATTGTAGTAGAATGTGGAACAGGTGGCAGCACATTATTTTTTGCTGAAAGGTGTCACTATGTTACAGCAGTTGAAACATGTGATGAGTGGGGAACAAAAGTGTTAAATGAATTAATCCATAGTGATATCACAAATATCACATATAACATATTATCCCAGGAACAGGATATACTGAAATACTTTGAAATATTGGATAAAAGTAATGTGACAATAATTTCTGTTGACACAATTGAGGGTTTTAATCGTTCACAAATATTTGAACTATTATTGTGCAAGTACTTGCACTCATTGAAAACACTTGTTATGGATAACTATGCAGCACCTAGTTTGTGGCCAGGTCACTATAATTTGAGTGCAGGCGACATGCTCGAAAGATTGGGAACAGCCTGGAAATGTGAAACATTTGACGATACTCACTCATATGGAAGTGGAACACGAATATTTACCAAGGAATAAAATGAGTATATTAAACGGCCCTTTCACAATAGCTACAGTAGTGTATCAACCTTCTGAAAAAGTTATTGAAAATGCAAATAACATATTTGCTAGTGTTAAACAAGTATTAGGAAACGTACAAACAATAGTTGTAGACAATTCACCTACTTGTTGTCGTATGGCAGGTAAGTGTATAAGTTGTGACATATACCATTGGAATGATGGTTACAATATTTGGTGGGCAGGTGGTATAAATAAAGCAGTTGAATTAGCAACAGGTGAAGTATTTATTCATTTTTTGGCAACTCGTGGGATTATTAGGAATCCTTTGTGGGTCAGGAAGATCATTAATCCATTGGTGTCAAATCGTTGTGGAATGGCTGGGCCGGTAAGGAAGTGTAACTACCACACTGTTACAGGGGACATGACTAAATTACCAAAACACCATAACCATATGCAGCAAGCAGTGTTTGCAGCTAGGACAAAAGTACTAAGGGAAGTACCTTGGACAGGGAAGCACCCACACGCATATAGTGACGTAGAACATTCTATTAAATTGATTAGGGCAGGGTATCAATTAGTAGATGTGGCAGAGGTAAATAGTATAGCAGGTGGTGATAAAAGTGACCCAAAGGCATGGTTTGAAGCAGGCCCAAACATAGGATAAAAAATGACTATTGAAATAAGTGATTGCAGGATTTGTGGCAGTGCATTATTGACTGATATTTTTGATTTAGGTGAACAACCTTTAGCAAATGGACTCAGGTATCCACAATTAGCAGGTCGGCCAAATTTAGAGGAAGTTAAGTATCCATTATGTTTATCACAGTGTGAGGAATGTGGGCATGTTCAACTCAAGCACACAGTTACACCAGAAGAATTATTTGAGGAGTACCATTTCCACACTGCATCCTCACCAAGGATGGTTAAGCATTTTAGCCAAGTAATACTCAATAATTTACCTCAAAGTGGGCTAGTGGTGGAGGTTGGTTCCAATGATGGAAGTGTTTTGGAATCTGTGAGGAAACATTTGGATAAAGGTTCCCATATCAGGTTATTAGGGATTGACCCATCCAAAAATTTATGTGAGGAAGCATGGGATCGACAGGTTCCTACATATTGTGACTTCTTTAGCAAGGAAGTGGCTGACGCGGTTGTTGAAAAACAAGGGGAAGCAAACTTAATTTTTTGTGCCAATGTGCTAGGACATGTGCCAAATTTGAATGATTTTTGCCAAGGGATTAAAGCATTATTAAGTGATAAAGGTACTTGTATTATCGAAGTACCCTACTTAACAGAATTGTACAAAAGGTTAGCCCTGGAAACGATATACCATGAACATTTATCATATTTCAGTATTAGGAACCTAGTGCAATTGATGAATGCAAATGGCCTCTATGTTACTTGTATTGAGCACATTGATGTACATGGAGGAACAATCCGGTGTTTCATCAAGTCAAGTGGTGGAAATTCAAAATCAGTAATGTTGGATATTGAAAGGGAGCAACAAAATAAGTTGGATTGGAATAAGTTTAAAGGGGATGTTTTAACACTAAAAAATGACTTAGTTTGTAGGTTAAGTTCGTATCAATTTTCTGAGCAAAAAGTTATTGGGTATGGTGCGGCTGCAAAAGCAGCGGTCCTCCTTAACTATTGTAACATCGGAACTGACCTACTCCACGTTGTGGTTGATTGCACCCTGGATAAGCAAGGCAAATTAATGCCTGGCACACATCAGTTAGTAATTCCCCCTGAAAAAATAAGTGAGTATAGTCCTGATGTTATTTTGGTGCTGGCGTGGAATCACTTTAAAGAAATTGTAAATAATGAAAGTAATAAGCATCCTAAAGTTATTTGGATAAGCCCACACAACCTCACTGAGTAATCCTGAATAGTGGAAAAACATATTATGCCAAATATGGTGGATTTAACTGGTAAAAAATTTGGTAGATTAGTTGTAAAAATACCTATGCTACAAAGGAAAGCAGGGCAGGTGGTTTGGGAATGTCACTGCACCTGTCCTCAAAAAACAATAGTTAAAATAATGTCACGCAACTTAGTAACAGGACGTACAAAAAGTTGTGGGTGTTTGCAACGAGAAGTAGTTTCAAATGTAATGAGGACTCATGGCCTAACAAATGATAGGATGTACAAAAAATGGGAAGATATCAAAAGTAGGTGTTTTAATAAAAATAATCCAAGGTATACTGAATATGGTGGCAGGGGAATAACTTTGCATACACCTTGGTTGTTGGACCCTGTTGCTTTTGTTGAATACGTTAAAGCACTCCCAGGAAGTGACAATCCTATATTGAGTTTGGACAGAATTGATAATAATAAGGATTATGAGCCTGGAAATTTACAATGGGCAACTGCAAAACAACAGGCAAATAATCGGAGTAATAATATTCCCCAGGAACGTGTTGCATATATACAATATTTGCTAAAAAATAGTTGTTTGTCAAAAACAAAAATTAAGGAAATTGCCAGACAAAAATTTCCAAATTAGTGCAAGTGCTTGCATAAGGATGAAATATGAATATATGCCTGGTGATATGCCACAATAGATATCATAACCTCAAAAAGTGGTATGATGTGTGGCAAAAAATGAATACAACAGGGTGGCAACTCAGGTTTGGAATAACGGGTGGGAAAAATGTTTGTTACAAGGAAGTGGATTTATGCATGTATTATCCTAACATAGGAATGGATATAGGAGTAGTTAAAAGGTTTATTGACAACAACGATTTTGATAGGCTATTTTGGTGTCCTGATGATTTTTTCCCACTACGACCTGACTTACTTCAATTGTACAACACAGCGGATTTGGTAGGTACTTTTTGGTCAACTGAAACAAGTAATCATATTAGGAGCGGGGGAGTTTGTGTAACTAAGGAAGTAGCCAAAACATTAAGGTTCCCTCCCACTTTACTGACTGAAAAGAATATTCAACGTAGTAAGCATAATTGCCACAGGTTTGAGCACCTTGATTGTAACTTCTACGAGCAAGTGAAGGATAAATTCAGTGTAAAAATGGTGGATGGCACAGTGCCACCTAACAGTCCATATTGGAGGGAGGTAAAACAGGAGTACCTACAAGCGGCTGGCGGCAACGAAGAACTTGAATACACATGTCCTTTCTAGTGCAAGTACTTACATAACTTAACATGGAGATTAGTGATGGAATTTAAATCGGATATTGATGTGCAATTGATTCAGAAGTGTGGCGGGGACCATATGGTTGTAGCCAGTGCTAAGGTGTCTAATAGTGGGGATGCTTGTTTGCAATTTGCAGGGGTTGGTTCTGAAGAGGGTAATGCAGGACTTATTAATTATCTTGTTGCACAAAGGCATGGTACTCCATTTGAACACTCTTTCCTTACTTTTTATGTGAGGGCACCAATTTTTGTCTGGCGGGAATGGCACAGGCATCGTATTGCGTCATATAATGAGGAATCCGGTAGGTATAAACAACTTGACCCAGTGTTTTACATTCCTGATCGGGAACGACCAATGATGAAGGTGGATGGATGGAAGCCGGGTCGGCCTAAATTTACGCGGTGTGAGGATGATTATGTGTTTGCTGCATTGTGTGATAATTTACGAGGTTCCTACACAGTTGCCTATGAAACTTATGAAAAAAACCTTGCATTAAACATTGACCCTGGATTAGCCAGGGATTGCCTTCCTGTGGGTATCTATAGTAGTTGTTGGGTTAGCTTGAATCCAAGGGCGTTGATGGGGTTCCTTTCGCTAAGGGTACATGAGCCTGACGCCGCTTTTGTAAGCTACCCCTTGTGGGAAATTGACATGGCGGCTAGGAGTTGTGAAAAAATATTTGCGGAAGGTTGGCCTATCACATATGCTGCTTTTATCAAAAATGGTAGGGTTGCCCCATAAGTAACACCGGCGAACGAAGTGAGCCTGATTATGACCTTTAAAAGTATGAAAGAAGTATATGAGTACTTAGCAAAGCATAAACTAATACTATCTACTAAGTATGATGATGTGAGTAAAGGATACTTAATATATATTGAAGGAGTATTGCATAATCAAAAATGGGTCACTATGCTAAACTTTAGATTGGACGAAGTTGATTTACTTTGCAACAATCAATTAATGATTTGTCAAAAACTCTTATATCAACATAAGCAGGAATTAAATAAAGTAGGAAACAATAACACAACAAGTAATGCCACAATGGCCAGTATCGTGACAGGTATGCAAAGTTACTCACAAAGTATGTCAACAATGAAAGAAGCTGCAAAAATGTTTCAAAAAGTTGGCAAGGCACTGGGTGGGCAACAAATACTTAATGAGTATCCTGTAACAAAACAAGTTGAAAAACAGGAACCAATTTATACGAATTTGTAGCTTGAAAAATCGTTAAAACTTTGATATAATGTGTGAGTACTGAGTGCAAGTACTTGCACATTTTTCATTCGGAGTATGCAATATGTATAATGATATTCCCCAAGCACATAAGTTAAACGCCAGTTTATCAGCACATTGTTGTCCTGTGTGTGGTGGTAAAGGAAAATGGCGGAGCGGACAGGAATTCGATAATGAAAAAATTTGTTGGCATGGGGATAAGAATAATCGAACTCCTATAACATGGTGTCCAAGTAGTATTGAATATTGGAGGGAGGAGCAAGCGGAATTGTTGATAGGAATGAGTGGTGACAATATTTAAGGATAAACAATGGACGCAACTGTTGCTAGGATAATAAGTGAAAGTAAAGCATTGGGAACTGATGAGACTTGTATATTAGTGTATTTGATGGCTAACTCAGTTCACTCACAGGAACAAAGGGAAAAAGATGAGCGATTCAAAGGTAAAATATTTAGTAGGATTGACTATGACGATATTTGTAGTCGATACAATATGTTGGATTGCACAGTTAAGCGAATCCTTAAAAAATTTGAGTCAATAGGCTGGTTAAAATTTGATGAGGATGGAATTGTATTGGGTGAGTGGACCCCGGATAAAAAGAAATATTGGTATTGTTCAAAACAACTTGGCAGCATGAAGGAACGTGAGCCACGTAGGGAAACAGCCACGGAACAATTGAGGAGGTTGGTAAATGAGTCCAAACACAAGTCAGTGGAAACTAAAATAAAAAAATTGGGTTTTTTGGAAAGGTCGAAAATTTTAACTGAGCTAAAAACAGCCAGAACCACTACCCCTGGTATGCGAATTTTGAATACGATTAAGTCCTTATATATTCATAAGTTCAATACTTCATATAAGATGGCCATTGACAATGTTACCGGATCACCTTCCTTTCCTAAAGAACTTGGATTACTGAATCGAGCCTTACAGTATGCAAACAATAATGAGGAAAAATTAATTGAAATCATTAACTGGGTATTCCAGGAATGGGAGGATATTAAAATTAAGTTGGGTTGGTTAGGCAATGGTCCCAATGCTTCTTTATTTTCAACTAAAGCATATTTTACAAAAGTACTTGAATTAAAAGGTGAGCACTATGTGAAATCCCTTAACATTGGACAACGATTTGATGAGGGTGCAGCAAAATCAGCACCGGATAGGGGGTATTAGTGAAAGCAATTGATTTACTGAATATTCCAGAAGTACTAAAAAGTTGTACTTTAGATAAAGTGAAAGAATGTCCACATAAACAGTTGGTCAGTAACTATATTAAACGACTACCTGAATTATTGAAAACTCGACAAGGATTGTACTTATGGGGTGAGTATGGACAAGGTAAATCAGCATTAGCTGCAATTATATTAATGGAAGCAATAAAATATGATGCAATAGGTTTTTGGGTAAGTGCAAAACAGTTACCAGGATATGTGATAAATCACACAGAGTGGATGGATAACATTAGTTACTACGACAGGGCAGTAATGGTTCCTTTATTAGTGATTGATGAGTTTCAAACTCGGCAGGAAGTTAAGTTTCAAGAAAGTTGTGTTGAGGATTTGATACGTGTTCGTGTATCAATGAATAAACCTACAATAATCACAAGTAATATCGTTCCAGCAGTTTTGAAAAGTATTTACCCAGCGTTTCACAGTGTATTGCAAGAATGCTTTGCAAGTGAGCATGTTCAAGGATATGACTGGCGAGCGGCCAACGGTGGGCTGGTTATACCGGACCTCTATAGTGCGAGTGTATGCACTAAGTAAGGAGGATTTTTAAAATGATTGTAATGACAGGTTTAGTTGGCGAAGTATTTGGAAGGTTAACTGTCCTAGAAGCTAGTTTGGACAATAAGTGGGGACACGCTTGTTGGAGGTGCTTATGTACTTGTGGGAGTATTAAAGTAGTGAGGGAATGTCATTTAAAAAATGGTAGGACAACAAGTTATGGATGTTATCAAAAAGAAACATCAAAGCATAGGAATAGGACACATGGATATGCCATAGGTGGGAAACTACATAAGTTGTATGCACTATTCTATAACGTAAGGAGCAGGTGTTCAAACACCAATAATGAAGGGTATCCAGGATATGGTGGCAGGGGTATAAAATTGTTTCCACTTTGGGAAAACAACCCTCTTGCTTTTATTCATTATGTGGAGCAGTTGGATAATTGTGGAAAGGTGGGATACTCACTTGATCGAATTGATAATGATGGTAATTACGAACCTGGTAATTTAAGGTGGGCGACACAAAAACAACAAAATAGTAATAAGCGTACTAACATATCAGTGGATAAAGTGGAATTTATTAAAGATAAATTAAAAAACAGTTGCCTGTCGTTACGTTCCATAACTAGGTTAGCACAAGTTGGTTGGGGCACTGTGCAAAAGGTAAAAGCTGACATGGACACAAATAAGGGATTAGTGGTTGAGGATTTAATTTAGTGCAAGTACTTGCACGCATTTGAAAGGAAAGTTTAATGGCATTTGAACCGGAAGATGATGATAAAATTGATGAAGACTTGTTTGACCCTACGCATGAGTTCGACGAAGACTATGAAAGCCAAGTCGAAGTACTTTCATATGCCCCAGAAGACATGGAAGAACCACGTTTCCTTAAAGTATGTTTATTAGCCAGGGTTAAAGGAACTTTGCCTGAGTTATTGTATGCATTTGGTATTACCAGTGAAGAAGGCGTGGTTAAAGTAAACAGGATTTTAGATGAACACTATCCAACATTTGAACATCAAACAGAACTTTTATTTGAGTTAATGGAATCAGAGCTAAGTCAAATATGCCTTGGGGGAGCAAGTCATGTGACTGATTTGGAAGATGGTTTCAAAGAGTCGGAAGGGAGTATCAAAAGGCGATTGAAAGCACTTGAGTTGCTCTATACAGTTAGGTCATCACGAATGGTAATTAGGAATAAGTTGGAGGAAAGAGATGCAAGGGATTGACCAACTTGGAACCAGGTTAATCAAATCACTCCTAACTAGCAAGGATTTATTATTACTTGAGCAACTTAAACTTGATGATTTCCTTCCAGGCAAAGCAAGGGACATGTTTGCTTGGATACTGGAGTATGGGCTAAAGTTTAATGCATTACCTACTGAGTTAGCTTTTATTGATGAATTTGGAAATGTCCTTCCACAAGATATTGAAGCATTTCCTTATTTACATGAACAAATCCTAAAAAGGAATTTAGGATTTAAGTTAACACAGAGCCTACAGCAAGTAGGGAATTCATTAGATAATAACGATCCCGACGCTGCTTTGCAGCAATTAGTACAGGTTGTTCAAACCACGAATCAACAAAAGGTTGATAAAGTAAGTTTTTACAACAAAGAAGCAGCACACAGGATCCAAACATATAAGCACAATGTTGCAAACAAGGTATTTGATGGGATTGAAACACCTTGGGAGGAAATTAATGAACAGATACAAGGCTTAATGAATGGATGCCTACACGTTGTGCTTGGGAGGCCCAACCAAGGCAAAAGTTGGATGGTGTGTATTTTGGCGGATCATTGCCTAAAAAAAAGTAAGAGTGCATTACTTGTTACTTTGGAAATGCCAAGTATTAGGATTGCACGCAGGTTAGATGCAATTAGGCATAAATTAAGTTTTGGTAAACTCCGCAACAATGTATTGCAGCCAGCAGATTTGCAAAAATGGGAGGATAGCGTTGCAAACGATAAAACAATAGGAGATATTATACTAGTCGATAAGCAAAAAGTAAGGACAGTAGTAGATGTTGCGTTATTAGTGAAGAAGTATAAACCAGATATTGTTTTGATTGATGGTGGATACCGTTTCACGGGCAGGAGCAAGAGTCATTGGGAAAACACTGTTGAAATAGTCAATGACCTTCAAATATATGCGGAGGAATCAAATATTCCTTGGGTTGTGACAAATCAGTATGGAGATACACAAACAACAACTAAACAAGGTAAAGATGACCCTACGGGTAAAATGGATATGAAAGCCAGGTATGGGGCCGAGTGGGTAATGGCCCCAGATGTTGTACTGGGTATTCAACAATCGCCAGATGATCGAGTGTTGAGGAGGATGCAAGTACATATACTTAAAGTTCGAGACTCAGCAGCAGAGTCAAATGTAAATCAGGTAAGCATAAATTGGAATCTTGTAGACATGGAATTTGATGCCACTAAAAGCATACTTGATGATGTTCAAGGTGTGAGCATATGATCCTCGATGACATTAAGAAATACCTGAGTAACATAATCGACGTGGAAGGAGTACAGGGATTAGGCAAAAAACAAGATCACATATTAATTAGTTGCCCAATGGCCAGGTGGACTCATTTATCTGGGCAGGATGCCCACCCATCCTGCATGGTGTGGTATAATGATGAGAAACAAACATATTACAAATGTTACAGTTGCGGCGAATGTGGCAATCTGTGGCAGCTATTTCAGGAGTATGGACAAAAAACAAATGACCCACAGGTGCAAGCACTTGCACTCGAAGTACTGAAGGTGGACACACCAAGTATTAGTTCAAGGTTTGTTCGACTATACAACAAGATATTGAATAAGTATGATTTGGATGTTTTTGAGGATGAAGTTAAAATTGTACCTGCTAGTGTGATTGAGAAATATGAACTAGCAACATTAAATCCTATTGCCAGTAAGTATTTGGAAGGAAGGCAAGTAGATGTACTTACTGCACTACGATTTAATTTAAGGTGGGATAAACACAATTTTAGGATTTGCTTTCCAGCATATGATGAGGATGGAAGTTGTGTGGGTATGGTGGGCAGGACTGTCCCACCAGGAGATGTGGAAAAGAAGCGGTATTTTAACTATTTTAATTTCAATGCTGCGGAATCACTAGGTGGGACTAATTTTGTCAAGGACTATCCTTACAATAAAATACTAGTGTTGGAGGGTTATTTTGACTTATTGAGGAGTTGGCAGTGGTGTGTTGAATTAGGTATTTTGCCAGTATGCACATGGAAATCAAAGGTATCCGAAAAGCAGTTGACAAAATTGGTAGGTTTTGATAAACTGCTTATATGTGGGTACGATAATGATAAAGCAGGTCAAGAGGGTGCAGTTAAATTTATAAGGGAAGGAGGGCAGCTTGGAGCAACAGTGAGGAAATTACAGTTACCTGAAGGAAAAGATGTTGGTGAATTAACTAAGGAAGAGTTTATAAACTCACTAAAAACAACAAAAACATTTAATTCAAGAAAGTTTGAAAATGACTGAATCTGCAAAAGTACCAAGTTATTTGTTAGGGATGGGCGATAAGGTTGATATGGAGCCGGAAAAGAGATATTCAACAGGAATGTTTCGATTTTGGCTAAAGCCAGCGGCAAAGGCAAATATCATATTTTTATCCGACGGTAACGATGTTCCTTGCATTTGGGAGCATCAAGTAATGTTATATAAGAAGGGCAGGAAGGATTATAACAATTACTTCACTTGCCTCGAATCGTCGTTTGGAAGTTGCCCACTGTGCGACTATGCAGCAGAGTTTGAAACAGCATGGAGGCAGAAAGTACAACTGTTTACTGTGCTTAACCTGAATGGTTACTTCAGTAAGAAGCTAAATAAGCAAATGCCCTACAGCAGGCAAATCCTCACCGCTAAGAAAAACACGAGTGAAATTTTGATGCGTAGGTATGCTGCTAGGTTGGATCAAAATCAGC